TATCTCCTTTTGTTCCACTGTTTCTTGGATTCCTGCAACGCTACAAACCAGACGCAAAACTGGGTACTTACTATTCGTTAGTCTTGCCCTATCCGCTTATCTTTTGAATGGGTAGTTTAACGAAAAACCTATTTGCATTCAATATCTTATGACTTGTTTTTGTTTTTGATTTATCAATTTGGTCACAATTTGGTACACAAAAAGAAACGAGGCGTAAGCCTCGTTTCGCGCGGCGATGTTCTTCGCACATCACCTATTATTCTTCGCTTCCGGTCAACTGACTGACAAGCGCTTCAAGTTTTGCGATACGCTCATCCATTGCGGCAATGTTAGCTTTCAGGCTGGCGTTTTCCTCTTCCAGTTTGGTGACGCGGTTATCCGTTTCGCGTGCCACCTGGACAAGTAAACCAGTCACCGCCGCATAATCAACATTGAGGTAACGCGTTTCTTCGCGTAGCTCGTTGCCATCAATGGTCGGACCCTGCAATTCTTCACCGTAACGAGTAAACGATCCTACGGCTTCCGGTAGCGCCTCCATTACTTCCTGTGCAATAACGCCAGCATAAGGCATCCCGTTTTCCCTGAGCGTGTAGGTGTATCCGTTCATTTTACGGATTGCTTTCGTCGCGTCGCTGATAACGAGAATATCGTCTTTAAGGTCGCGGTCTGATGACTGATTCAGCGTTGTGCAATTAATAGCGCCATTTACATCAAACAACTGGCCTGCTGACGTTTTTTGCGCATAAAACAGATACGCAGCAGACGTGGCAACCTCAAAAACGTTTTGTCGAGTACTGGAACCCCACACACTGACAGAAAACGGTAGTTCTGCATTACCTGCGTTCTGTAAAACAAAACGATTGCCAGTCCCTGTTTGTTTTCTAATTACTAAATCAGCAGTTGAGTTAACCTCATCTTTGTTGATGGTTAGCGCCTGTGCTGTAGCACCGTTGACAGTACCGCTTAGTAGTTGAACCGCGCCGTCATCGCCATTTAACAGCACTTGAGCGCTGCTTCTGTGGTTTTTCAGGAACAACATTTTGCCAGTGTCTACTGATGTGCCTACTGACCACGCAGAATTAGTTCCGCTGCTATCAACACCGCGCACGGTACAATTCATGCTGTTATAATCTGACGTACTCCCAAGCACATCAATACGCCCGCCACCTAATTTTGATGGAGTCGTCGAGGTTAACGACCTGACGGTTACATCCTGATTTCTTCCTGAAACAACAATCTGACTCCATGCAGACCAATTGCCATTTTCACAATAGCGAACGTATATTTGTTTTGTGTCTGTGCCAACAAGGGTTTGCAAGTTTGTATAATCTGAATCCGTGATCTTACGAATTGACTCTACACGAAGCAAAAAGTTACCACCTATGCCAGCAGGCTTATTGGTAATATTTGCACCGCCTCCGGCAGTTCTGCAGTGATAGTATTTAACTGAACCTTTATCTGTGCCTTTTATGGTCAGATTATTAAGATCAACAGCCACTTCAGAAATGCTTTCAGGCTCAATTGCTCCAGCCATACCTGCGTTAAATGTGGCAAGGTCAGAAAATGTTGTTTTGCCGCCTACCGTCACCCCGCTATCCAGTATTGCTTGCGTAATCACTCTGCTGTTTTGTTTATGATCAGCATTTTTACCAAAAGCTAGATCTCCACTGCCATTGATTCCGAGATATTTTTGATCAAGGTTGTCAACCTTAAAGCCAATGGATAGGTTTTCAGTATAACCGGTACGCGTTAAAAGTAATGGAGTATGCTGTTGACCGCTGATTTTTAACGTGTTCTCAAGCGTGTTAGTTGATGTGTTTGCAAGCTCTGCGTTTACGCTTTTTACTTTTTTAGCCGCTGTGAGATTCTGAACCTCAACCACCCCGTTGTGGCGAACAACAAGATCACCGTTTGTTTCACCTTTTGCGTTTTTAGCCCTAATGCGAACTTCTCCAAGCGTATCAGTGTTTTGAATAGCATAGATTATGCCGCGCTCCAGGTTTTGATCAGTGAAAAACCGCACAGCGGCAGCACCTGCTCCATCTTTTGCCCTAAGGAATAGTGACGGAGTATCTTTATAGACCGCCAGGTCGCCAGACATAATATCGCCGGATTTTTTCACCTGCGCATCATTAGTTACGTTGCCAAGTCCAACGTCAGATTTCGACGGCTTATTTTTGGTTCCGTATAGCTCATTTACGGCATAAGTTGCAGTTTCAAGTTTGTTATCATTGCCAGCGAAAATCTTAACTCTGGCATTTTCGTATTCTATGTTGATCGCCGACCATGTATCACCGCACCGAGAGAATATACCAGAACCGTGGGCGTAATGTGTCGCTGTGCTTCCGTCAGGCTTATCAGCACGCCAGAAATGACTACCTTTTGCACGCAGTGCTTTTAATAGCTCTGTATTGCTCATCATGCCGTTTGATGACGGACCGCTGCCGCCAAGACCAAAAGCGCCTATAAGCATAGCATTAGAAAGGCCTAAGTCTGCCTTGCTTGGTTTGTTTACCTGATCGTAAATCCTTGCTGCTGGGCTTTCAACATATCCAGCGGGTTCGGCTTCCTGAACGACATACCCTTCAGGAATGTATAATTCAGTTCTGCCAGTCTGTGCCAGTATCGCAACCTTTGTTTCTTTAATAAAAGCTCGCTGGTAGCACCAGACCTCGATATAGCCGTCACCTTTAACCAGGCCGTAACGCATTTGGTTGTCATTAGCAAGGTTAGGCGATCCGAGGCGGCGAACACTTAAAAATTTAGTTATATTTTCACTGGTTATGCTTTCCACATCGCTAAGACCGCGAGCGGAGATCTCTACAAAGTCAATATTCCCGTAACTTGTACCGTAGTTACCGCCATTGGCGATCATTAGTGTTAAATGGCAGCTTACTGCACCCGGATCGGTTAGTTTAGCGATCTTCACATAACGGGCAAAGGCTTCAGTTGTAACAGGCCAATTGCATTGTACCAATGCGTTGTTAGACCTTATTATCTGATTCAGATATTCTTGCGCCCTGTTCTCTGATGTTTTGGCGTTGGTTTCGCTTGTTTTCGCTGCCGTCTCGCTTGCCTTAGCGTTAGTTTCTGATGTTTTCGCTGCTGTGGCAGATTTTGCAGCCGCTGTTTTTGACGCTTCTGCTGCGTTTTTGTCAGTTTCTGTTTTTTGAGCGTTGGCGGTTGATTGTGCTGTTTCTGCGCGAATGTTGGTAAGAAGCTGATCCAACTGACCTTCGCCGCCGAAATCTTCCCACCACTCTACAGCGGAGGCGATTTCTGTTTCTTTGCTCTGGTAGTAACGCAGGGTTTCAGCCACGTCCTGAGCAAGCCCATCAACTGAGATCGAGTCAGATAGCAGGATGCTAAATTTTGTCCCGGCAGGGATGGCGGGGTTAGCCGCTGGCGTCACTGACAGTTCAGTACCACTTTTGATTTCCGTGATGGTAAAGATCTGTACAGGGTTGCCAACAGCAATGAGCGTGCAACCTACACGAATAAGAGAAAGCGGCGCGGAAAAGTTTGTGCCCGTGCCTGTAACAGTATTGCCGCTGATGGCAATTGTTCCAGTTGTGTAAATCATCTCGATGACTCCATTTTGTTAATTAACGGAATAATTCTACCATTTTGTGATCTGTGTTGCATTTTCTGCTTACACAAAATGTATTTGTTGATCTGTGTCAATATACGAAATGTGGTTTTGCCGGATATTTAAGTCACCGGGTGAACCGGATTAACAAACAAGAATGAGGGTTCAAAAATGAAAAACGTGTTCAAAGTGGTTTTGTTCGCTGCGGCTGTTGCTCTTACTGGTTGCTCTGTTGACAAAGAGGCTGCATTGCATAACCTGCCGAATAGTGGAGTAATTCCGCAAGATGTTGTTTATGATGGTGGCGGGCATCTAGTCTATGACACTGAAAAACTGCCATATACTGGTCAATGGTGTCACGAACTCGATCACAACATGCGCCGCATCGGTAGCCCTTCTAACTGTGTAGCTAACTACTAAAAGAAAACCCCGCGCGAAGCGGGGTTGTTTTTTATATCCATGTTCCTGAACTTCTTGTTATAAGTATTAAACCTGGTTTTCTTATTGCTGCATTAGATGTATTGGTAAAGTTTTCCGTCACCTCGACTGTAATTGTTGGGTATGTGAGGCCAGATACACAGTGCACCGCGACAGATGACATTGCTTGGCCTGATGCTGGCCTTTCTATATTAATTGTTTTTGTGTGTCCGCTTATATTTATAGTTACATTGATGCGAGAAGATTCACTATATGTATGGTATGACAAATCATACGGAATCATAACGTAAACTGTTTTTGATAAACTTGATGAACTTGAATCAAGATAAGTTTTCGAAACGCGCCTGCTGCCATTTCCCCTCATTGACGGAAATACATCCTCGTTTATCACTGACATACTTGCCACGTCACCAACAAAACTTGTAGCTTCAACTGCTCCAGTAAATTTACCGCCAGTTGCGTAAACAGTACCGTTAAACACACCAGCATAAGCGTATACCGTACCCCTTACGGTTACCTGGTTAAATACTGCGTCACCGGCTTTATCTATCGCCCATCCTGTACCGTTTTCCCAGCTGTAATTAACTGACTGTATTCGATCAGCTATTTTGGCGGAGTTGATAGTTCCGTCCTTAATAAACGCTTCTCTTACATACATTGCGCCATTGGTGACATAGAAAGGCGTTGTATATGTGCCGTTTGCTGCGGTCATTAACACGAAACGGTCAACAAGGAAAATACACTGCGACTGAAAGTTAGTGCCGTCACCAGTGAGGCCAAGCGACATACCTGTTGCGTATTTCATTCCGTTGTTGTCGGTCGCCAGCTTGATAGAGTACGACGCATCAACATTGCCCTTGAAGTCGGTCAATGCTTTAGATGTCGTTTCTATTGCCGTCTTATTCCCGTTAACGGTCACTGTTAGCTGATCGATTTTCGTTGATAACGCCTCGTCAGCCGTAGCCATCGCCTGCGACCATTCAGTGATACTTGCGTCTACTAGTTCGAATGACGCTGAGATCTGGCTGAATTTTTCAGCGCTTGATTCCTCATGCGTAGCCAGTGCCGTTGATACCTCAGATACTTTCGAGGTGATCGTACTGGTAAGCGATGCATTAAGGCCGCTTATTGCGTCTGCGCGTGCTTTTGTTTCGTCGGCGATAGCCTTATCCATCCTGGTAATATTGCTTTTCACATTACTATCAATGGTGGAAATTGATGCGTTCACGCCGCTGATAGCCTCGCTGCGTGCGCTTGTTTCGTCTGCAATCGCTCTGTCAAGGCGGGAAACGCTGGCGTCTGTTTTCTTGTCAAGATCGGTGATCGATGCTTTTACCACGCCAATTGCTTCGGCTGTAGCCTTTTTCTCTTCAGCGATAACACTGTCAATACGATCAATCTGCGCGTTTGTTTCCTTGCGACCTTTCTTATACTGGGCGGTAAGGGTTACGCGCGTGTTTGTCTGTGCAAGCGAGTTGTTGATAAGCGCCAATGAAGCGTTTTGCAGGCTTGCTTTGGTCTGATTTATATCATCGCTGTTTTTGTCAACGTTGTTTTCGATGCTGCCGATCTCTGCGTTAATGCCTGATATTGCTTCAGCGCGGGCACTTGATTCGTCAGCAATCGCCTGGTCAAGGCGTTTGACGCTGGCGTTTGTGCTGTTTTCGAGCGTTGTCAAATCAGCCTTAACATCTGTTATTGCGGCGCTTCTTGCCTGAGTTTCGTCTGCTATCGCTTTATCAAGACGGGAAACGCTGGCGTCTGTTTTCTTATCAAGGGTGTCTATCGATGCCTTCACGCCACTGATGGCCTGTGCGCGTGCGCTGGCCTCGTCAGCGATGGCCTGGTCGAGTCTGTTCACCTCTGATTCAGTGTTGCTTTCAAGCGTGCTGATGCTTGCATTAACGCTGCTGATAGCGTCAGTGCGTGCCTTAGTTTCGTCTGTAATAGCTTTATCAAGGCGATTAACGTTACTTGTTACCTTGCCGTCAAGTGTGGAGATTGATGCCTTCACACCATTGATGGCTTCGGTTCTCGCGCTCGTTTCGTCGGCAATAGCTTTATCAAGGCGGCTTATGCTTGAATCGGTTTTCTTATCAAGTGCTGATACTGAGGCATTTACCCCATTGATAGCTTCGGCGCGTGCGCTTGTTTCGTCTGCAATAGCTTGATCAAGGCGTTTAACGCTGGCGTCAGTTTTCTTGTCAAGTGCTGAAATGCTTGCGTTAACGTCGCTGACAGCCTGGGTGCGCGCGCTCGATTCATCGGCGATTGCCTGGTCCAGACGTTTAACGCTGGCGTCAGTTTTCTTGTCGAGATTGTCTATTGAGGCGTTCACACCGTTAATAGCTTCGGCGCGTGCGCTGGCCTCGTCAGCCACTGCACGTTCCACGCTGGAAATCTGACCTTTAAGGTTGGAATCCATCGTGTTCATTTCTGCCGTGATGGTTTCCAGTGATTCCGCTGTCGCTTTTTTCTCTTCAGCGATAACGTTGTCAATACGGTCAATTTCCGCTTTCGTTTCCGTCATGCCTTTCTTATACTGGGCGGTAAGGGTTACGCGCGTGTTTGTCTGTGCAAGCGAGTTGTTGATAAGCGCCAATGAAGCGTTTTGCAGGCTTGCTTTTGCCTGCGCCAGTTCGCTGTCAACTTTTTCGCTTGACACTTCTAATAAGTCGATTCTGGACTCATGCTGACCAATATCATCGGCGTTCTCTTTAACTTTTTTGTAGAGATCTTCCGTTTCTTTTTTCAGTGTGTCCGTGTCAGCTTTTATGACTCCTGTTTCTGTGATTAAGCTGTCAGTGTCAGTCCTTAAATCCTCAGTGATGTTTGTCAGGTTGTCAGTATCAGTCCTCAATTCGTCAGTGACGTTTGTCAGGGTGTCAGTTGCAGTTTTGAGGTTGTCAGTAGCGTTTTTAAGGTCATTTGTAGCGCTTTCGATAAGGTCGGCACGGTCGCCAAGATCTTTAATGTCGCCAATCATGTCCTTGAATTGTTCTGACTCCATGACATCCTTCATCACGTAGTCGCTGATTTCGTCGAAGTTTTCAGTCGGTTTACCTGATGCCTCAACGAAGTCTGACACACCAAAGGCATTACGCGTGCGCACATAGACGTAATAAGTGTGTCCCGTATTCATACCGCCAAAAGTCCATTGGTAGCCGCGCCCGGTGAATTGCGCCAGCGTGGTTACTTTTGATGGATCTGTGATCTGATTTTCACCTGAGTAGTAGAAATCATATGCCGTATCAGTGGTAAGGGTTGTTTTGCTGATCGGATATACCGTTGCCTGGAAGACACCTGGAACCCAATTGACTCCAATCGGGGCCGCTGGCGCACCAATAACCAGGTCTACAATACTTTCCGCACCCTTCATGCCAGTGTCATTACGCCCGCGAATACCAAGCGTGTAGCTGCCAGCGTCGAGGCCATAAAAATCATAGCGGTAATTCGTGGTTTCATAAGTTGCCACAATGCGGCCTTCGGTGTTATATACGCGGATTTCAAAGGTCAGGCGATGCGTTGTCGTCTGTGTTTCCCATGTTGCGCGACATTGAACAGTTTCAGAACCAACATTTAACACCTTCAGATTTTCAATGTTCGGCACGCGGAAGTGATTAAGCGTGTCGTTGTTTACCTCGAAGATTGCGCCTTCATCAACTACAGCCTGTTTGTGAGGATCGTGCTGTGCAGCCTCAATGGTGTACACGCTGTTATTTTCGGTTTCCGCTACGCTGGTAATTCGGCACAGAACAGGTTTTGCGGATTCAGTTGAAACGGCAAATACGGTTCCGTTACGAATCCATGCGGGCGCTGCCGCAAGGGTAATATTGTTTCCGTTAACCCCAGTGATCTGATGTTTTTTAAACTTACCGTCGCTGTCCAGTAAGCTGATAGTGTCACCAGCCGCCACCAGGTCAGAATCAACCTTGTCTACGGTTATCACTTTCCCGTTATTCGCCACGATGCGACCACCTAAACGAGCGCCAGCGCGGTTATTGTCGAGTATCTCGATAATATCCCCTGGGGTGAAGTGAATCGCGTCACGGGCCATTTTAAACGTGAATTTTGAGGGTTCGCGTTTTGCTGTTTCTATCAGCCATTTGCCAGCGCGGTACGCCTGCCCGCGTGACGTGCAACCAAAAGCCTCCAAAGTGGTTTCGTTGTAACCATCGCGGGCGATCAGTTCATCATCTGCTACGTATTCTTTTGATTGTTCCCAACCGTTTTCCGGGTCAGTCCATGACACAATCACAGCGTTGTAAGATTCCGCGCGGGCGATACTTGAACGAGTAAATGCGCCATCAACGACGTTTGCATTCGTGATGGTGGCAATTGGATCTTGCGGTGCATCAATCATCACCGTAAGGCGCTGCCCGTCCCATAACGCGATACCACGGAACATGCCTGCAATGTTGTCCAGCAAGTCGCGGGCGCTAATTTGCTCAGTGATGTAAGCGTTAAGCGTCATGCGTGGTTCAAGGCCGCCGTAACCGTCGTTTACCAACTGGTCGCAGTATTGAGAAAGCACATATAATGCGCCATCATCAACGTCAATGTAACCGGCGTGGCGGGTAAGCCCGAAGCGTTCATTTTTCACCAGATACCGGAAAAGCCATGCAGGGTTGTTGGTGTATGCCTTTTTGAAGCCACCAAGCCATAAACCTGAGTATGTGCGTGTTTCCGGGTCGTAGTTATCAGGCACGTCAACAATCAGGCCGCGCATGTGATAGGTGCGTGTCGGCGTGTCGGTATACTGATCGTGGTCAATTACCGCGCCTGCTACAGCGGTATGGGGATAAGACAAGTTATCGTCTATTATCTCGCTGTAACTGCTCCACCTGGTGTCATTGCGAAGTAGATCGCTTTTACTGTCTGGCGTTACGCGACGAACGCGAATATCAAACGGTTTTTCATCCGGCGCTTGGATGATGTGCGCTTCCATATACTCGCCGCTTTGTTTACCAGGGCCAATGGTAATATCTTTGACCAGTGACCACGTTGTTGACGATGATGGCTTAACATCAACCATCAACACAACAGATGTATTGTATTGATTGCCCTTATCATCTGACTGAACCAGAGAATCAACGCCAAGATTCAGCCTTACGCGGTTAACGTTTGGATCTGAAACAGTCCTGATTATTGGCGTATCGTGAGTCACTTTTGCGTTAACAATAACGGTTGATTCAATGGCGTTGAAGCCGTTGATTGGTGACTGGTCAGCCGTACCATTACGCCACGCCACGCTAACGCCAGGGACCGATGTGCCGCCGTTGGCGTCAGTGATTGGGCTGTCATTAAGCATTACGCTGTTTAATGGCGCTTTCTGGTTTACAGGGCCGTAGATTGGGCCTTCGCTGAGAATGTCCAAAACACGATAAAACTGTTTATGAAACAGGTTATCGTTTAATAATGTTGGTGTTTTGGCTTTGCCGCCGCCGCTACTCATGGTTTTTCTCCTGTTAACTTACAACGTCAAGGGCGTCTCTGTTGTTGCTTGTGTCTATGCCTAACGACCCGACATTTGAACCTATTTTCATTTCACCCAACAGGATTGGCACTGGTCTACCCTGTCCTACTTTGTTCTCAATGCTGGTGTATGTGTTGTTAGATATGGTGTTATCTTGTGCGCTTTCTGCTGATGTTTTTATCTTCATGTTGCGTGACATAAAGATCGAGAAAGCAACGCTAACAACAGAAACACCGATTAAAATCCAGCCTACAACGCCAATCCCAGCAATACCACCTTCCACCACTGGCGCAACAATCACTGTAGTTCCGTCAGGGTATTTACTATTAACCGCTGCCGGGGCCGTCTTTTCGTCATAATCTTTTCCGGCAATTCGTAAGCGCAAAGGTGTATTTAAAAAAGCCTTCTTGAACTCCTGATCCTGCGCGGTCAATATGCTAAGTCCTTGCGCTGGCGTATCAACGTTTAAACACACCTTGCCGTAATATCTTCGAAGATTGCCCGTAAATCTAAATTTGAGCATTTGTCAGATCTCCATATTGAATTAGTCTGTCGAACATACGCGGGCCGCATTTGCTCGCGGCGGCTTAACAGTCCGGCATTGTCATGATGCAAAACAGTGTTGTCACCCAGGTAAATCATCGCGTGGCATGGATCTGCACCCTTAAACGGCTGGCGAATAATCACATCACCAGGCTGAATACTTTGCGCGTCAACCATGAAAAACCCGTTCAATGGCAGGTTTTTTATGTACAGGTTTTCCCCACGCAGCCACCACCCATCGTGGCGCTCAAAGTCCGGTAGATCCACGCCGCAAAGGTGATAGGCGTCACGAAAAAGCGAGTAACAATCCGTTTTCCCGTGCTCAAATTTACGGCCCAACAGGTGCGCAACCGGGCGGAATTTTCTTACCCTGCCACCGGAACACAAATACCACGGCAGGCCGGAAATAACCTGTTGCTGCCGATCCAGTGCTGACAATACCAACGAATCGTCAGTATGGGAGTGAAAAACGGCTGTTATAACGCCTAATTCGTCAGCTTTGATATAATCGTCAGGCGAGATTTTAAAGCTGTTGTGAGGCGTTTCAGACACGTTTAAGCACGGGTAAAAATAATCATTATCTATCACCAGCCCGCATACTTCCTCGTCAGGGTGGGCCGCTGCATAGCGAATCATTTTATCTTCAAGTGCCATAATCAACCGACCTTACTTGATCCGGGGAAACATGAAATCGGTAACGGATTCGGGCGCGGGAATCGCAAACGGCAACCGCTCAGGCGGTGGCTGCATTTATCCAGCTTCGGATCACTGGTTGGCTCGTCTTTGTCAGTGGCTACAGGGCCGCCACTGTATCTGCAACCGTCGCCGCGATATTGCCACTGGCAAACGTCAGCGAGGATTGTGCGCCCAGGGATAACAGCCTTGTCAGCATCAATTGGCGTTGACAGTTCATATTGCACCTGGTCGGCTGTTTCTTCGCTCATCGCCTCAACGACGTAAAAAGATACCGCCTCGATAGACGGATCTGCATCCGGGTTGCCATTGGGGAAGTTAACAGCATCCAGGTATTTTACTTCCACCTGGCGGCGCGTAACCTTCATTCCTCGCAGGTCGTTAAAATCGTTATTCATCCCAGTGATTAGGCCGCCAATGTTGGCTACGACCATTTGGGGGCGTGAGTAAACGCCTTCGTTTTTCATTTCGAAGCCGGTAGCCTCGATTGGGTAGCTGTTGTAAGCCAATCCCTTCCAGATAACAGGGCCGTAATAACCATTCGCGCCGGAATGGAAGCGGATAACCTCGCCACCCAGGGGCGTGAGGTCCAGTTCAAATAAGTCAATGACCGCGCCGACTCCGGCATCCACGGAATCAATAATCATTTCTGTAGGTATGCTGCGCATTTTATCACCTTGTCATTTTGTGATCTAAATCACGCTAAATCATGCCAAAACGGTTGATCGCGTTTTTTACAATATGTATATTGTACTCAAAAGGAAGCATGGTTAACAAAATGGCGCGGAGGTGTGAAATGGATGACAAGGTGTGGAGGTTGACGGTGTTCCTTGCGGATGGCAGGAAAATGACTGTGGCCCTGTATAAAGATGAAGGCGAGGCACTTACCGACGCGCTCTTACTCGCTGAAGACGAACGCGTTTTGGGGTACAGGATCGAACCTGTCAAATGAGGGTTATAACAAAAAATGGAAAAATACAGATTAGACGTGTGGACTGATAAATACGAATGGGAACGCATGGGGCTATTTGATACATATGAATCAGCGTGTGATGAAGGTCGTGAATTACTGCGCTGTTGGTCTAATGCTCGTTATTATTATGTTGTTCCAGTACAAGTACCGGATAAGGTGGAAGAGATGAACCCGAAAGATGTCAATTTCAATGTCAATGTTAACCTTGCTGACTCTATGGATCAGTCTTGCCCTGGTGAAATACACGCAAAAGGTTTCCCGGCAGACGATCCGCAAGCAAAACGCGAATACGAAAAAGCGGCAAAAGATTTCTGCATAGATAACCTGGGCGCATTCGATAAATAAGGCGGCAACATGGGGCGGCGCAATCACGGCGATTATGTGTACACGTTGAAACAGGCCGCCCGCCTCATCGGTTATCATGAACACGAATTTATTGATTTGCTGATTGAGCGCGGGATACTGTATCAAGTCTGTTTAACACTGTACCCAAAAGCGAAATACCTACAGGAAAAGTTATTCATCATCATGACGGATGAAAACCAGGTTAACCATTCATTCGTCACTGATAAGGGCGTTAATTATCTGCGTGATAACTTATAGGTGACAGATTATGAAAATAGAAGTTTTGGCGCTAATAATAATGGGACTTATAGTATTTGGCGTTCACGCTGCTGATTGGGATTGGGCGGCGATAGCCAATAATATGGCGCACGCTCACCCAATGAGTTTGATTTACATTAACTACTGACAAGAAAACCCCGCGAGAAGCGGGGTTGTTATTACACGCCATCAACCAAAAATAAAACCTCCTTGCCTTCCCTGGATCTGCATCCCACATACCCGTCACCAACATCATGAAGATACCAGGTATCGCCATTGTCAGCCTTTACAGTAAGGTCGTTGATCTCATAGTCGTCAAACAATGTAAAAGCGTCAGTTTTGTCAACTACACAAGTCCCGTACATAACAACCTCCATTAGCCAACAACTTGTTCAAACGTTGCGTTTAGCGTGTACACAGGTCCGTCCTTAGTCATACTCCAGCTACGGCAAACGAAAAGCCTTTGCACCCTATCCATCGACGGCGTCCAGTAGAAAGCCTCGACAGCGCCGCGCGCCCTCAAGAATGCTTCCGCCTGGATCGCTACGTTCCCGCTATCACCGCATCCTGCGCTACTGCCTTTAAAAACCAGGGTGTAGCTATCAAGTAATGTGTTGATACCTTTTGCCTGCCTTTGCTCATAACCATCACCAAGTTTAACGACTGACACATTTGGTTCCCTGGTCACGCTGTAGCTTCTTTGCGGCGTCCATCTGAAAACTTCCGGCATGATTCCCCCTATAAGTTACATATTGCATACATCTTTACGCGCTTCTACGCGAAAAATGAGAACTTTGTCACAAGAATTATACCCAGTTTACAAAACGGCTTCACACATGACGTGACAAGATGTATATAGAAATCAAGAAGAGAAAGCAGCACCAACAAAGGAGGCCAATATGGAACGCTATGTAGTGGTAATGCTAAACAAAGCATTCGAACAGGTGGAAGTTGCGATTGTGAAGGGTTTTGATGATGCATTCAAATACGGTCAATTTATGATGAATGCAAAAGAAGATGAATACCGTGATTTCTTCCTGAAAGTGGTCAACTGATTGATTGCGTGGGGTGAGTTATGAAATTGGTAATGATTGGCAAAAACCTGAAAGCACAGAAAAACGCCCAGGAACGGATCATCAAAAAAGGCAAGGCTTTATTAAATGCTTTCCTGAAAAAAGAGGCCAACCCCAAAAAATTACGCGATGGCTACGGTTATAAATTTGACATCAACCCCGATTGGCGGTTATTCAGCGAAGATCTAAAGATGTGGTTAATTATTGACCATCTGGAATACAACCGCCACTGTGGCGTAAAAGGGGCACATAAATGAGGTGAAATATGGATGACGATAAATTCACCTGGAGGGAGATCTGGAACATCTGGCAGGTGATGTTTGCTCGCAGCTATGTAGCAAGAAACGGAAGATTGTGATTTGCGGAGGAAAATAAAATGAAAAACCCGGCAAATAAAAGCAACGTAAAACGTATGGCGTGGGTGCTAAAATATATGGATAGTAAAGGGGATACATATACATGCCCATTTTTCAGGTATACTGACGCGGTATTTGCCAGAAGTGTACACGGAGGGAAAATTGAAAGAGGATATACAAGTTTTGAGAATAACTAAAAGATAACCCCGGCATTGTACCGGGGTTTTGTTTATTTGCGGCGCGGTTGCAACATTCCTCCCGGTCGTTGCGATTCCCTTGCCATCATTTTCATTGCTACGCGTTCCATCGTCTGTTCAAGTCTGCGACCGTCTTCGTCGCTAAATCCGTTTGTGGTCTGTACTGTGATGTTAACAGGCATATTGATGCCGCCACCATTGAAGAGATCGCGGCCAGGAATAACCCTGCCATTTTCCCCAGGAATCATATACTGACGCCCGTTGCTCGTCTGGAATAACTCAGGAATCCCGTGTTCCCCTACGCGATACAGGCTGCCACCATTTACAGAACCACCATTATAACGCCCGCCGCCAAAAATTGATGTTGCCAGCGACATGATCGCAGAAAGTGCCGCAGCACCAGCCGCAGCCCAGCTACCACCAGTTGACGCAGCCGTTGCAGCCGCAGCCGGGGCCGCCGCCGCAGCAATCTGACCTTGCGCCGCCACAGCGCCAGCAGTTGTACTTGCCTGGGTAGCCTTGCTTTGCGTTTCCATCATCAATTGATCTGCTATCCAGTTAGCGGCAATCTCTGATAGTTTGTTGCCAACGGTATTGAGGATACTGCTTCCCAGGTTGGCGAAAACCTCGCTTAATGATTGAGTACCGTTTAACAGGCCGGTGAGCGCATTACCCATGCCACCTTTTAGGCCACTAACACAAGCACCGATTAGGCTATTCGTGTCGCTTTGCGCCTGCCATTGTTCCCACTTCAGATCTCGTATCTGTTGCTCATATTCCAAAAGCGCCTGTTTCTGTTGCGCTTCTGTAGCGCCCAGGTCTATCAGCATTTGTTTTTTGACGGCCCACTCATTCTGCACCTGTTTGATGGGGTCAATTTCGCCCTTAAGTTGATCCATTGGGCTTACTATGTGCGCCCATTTGTCTTGCAATTCTTCCACCGGGATTTGGGCCAATTCGTCCTTCAGTTCCTTACCTATCCCTTTCTGCGCGGCCTTGTACTCAAGGAGGGTTATTTTTCCCTGGGCGAATGCAGCATCAATGGCCTTGCCGTTCTCCAGTGCTTTACGCATAGCGGCGGCGTCCTTGTTGTACTGGTCGGACACTTTTATACCTTCATCACCAAGCCGATCAGCTTCAGATTTCTTTTGTTTTTTCGGTTTTTTCGGCTTACCAACTGGCTGATCGAATCCGGTGATCTTGCCATCGTTAGCCTCACCCTGTTTCTGCATGAACTCATCATAAGCGGCAGTTGCTTTTTCGATGTCATTCTTAAACGTCATGAATTTGCCAATGGTGGGGCCGAATTTCTTCTCGTTATTGCTGTTTAGCTCTTCCTTGCGTTTATCAATGATCTCCTTCATCCATTTGTAGCCATCCATTAGCGCTTTTATTGGCGTTACCATCCTGATAATCTCTTCCGCCACCTCACCAGCTTTAACAGCAACGTCGTCAAACATGTCTATAAACTCGCTGCCAGCGGTTTTGAGTGTATTGAAACAGGTTGCGGCGAATTTTGCACCTTTACCTAATCCCTCAACGCCGCCAGTTATTAGGTCGATAGCTGACACAACGCCATCTGATACACCGAAAAGATCATCCAGTTGCTCAACAAGCCCCATCACCTCTACTTTAAGCTCATTGATAGCCTTGCCGGATGTGCGAGGCAACTGTGCAAACTTCTCGTTTGTTTCCTGTGTAGCTGCCTGGATCGCGTTAACCATCCTTTCAGCCGTGATCTTGCCGTCCAGCATTTCGGCGCGGAACTGACCCATTGACAACCCCATATGGCGGGCCATTGTCTGTACGATGGTCGGCGTGTTTTCAAGCAGACTGTTAAACTCTTCGGCACGAAGAACGCCACCGTCTATAGACTGGCGGAACTGGCGCATAGAATTAGACATCTGTTCCGCTGACGCGCCGCCTAACGCCCCCATCTTTTGAATCGTGCCAACCAGGTTAAGCAATTGACCATCCGTAGCTGACGTGTTCTTCAGTGAGATAGCCAGGCCTTGCCATAGTTCGCCAGTATCCTTCAGGCTTTGCCCGGTTTCTTTTGATATTTCTTTCAGGCCATCGAAAACACGTCCTGCGACCTCTGCATCACCAGTAAGCATTTTGATTTTTACGCGAAGCATTTTTGCTTGCTCCGCCATGTCAATAAACTGGCGTACAGCCTCTGCGGCAAGTAGCAGATGTATAACCCTGGACAGTGCTTTGATTGATGTCTTCAGTGTGTTTACCTGGCGGTCAGCACGTTTTGCGCCGCGTTCTATACTGTCAAAAGCCTGGTCTGCCTGTCGTTGAGCGACAAGAAGCTGACCAGTTTTTGCATCGACTTCGTAATAAATTGTACCTAAACTGGTAGCCATGATTTAACCTCATACGAAATGTGATCCACGTCTCTATTTTATACAAAATGGCTTCACTTCAACGAGTACATTTTGTATAAAGAAGATAAAGAAAAGGGATAGAGCGAAGGGACTTAAAAGGCCGGATTAACCGGAGGAAGCAAAAGAGGATAAGAAAATGAAAAACTACTACCGACCCAACGAGCATGAGCACTATGCCGACTTTATAGAAGAAATGCTGAAAGCACTTAAAAATAAAAACTAAGCGGGGTGGGTTATGAAACGGTTAATCAAAGCGGCGGTGATGGCGGTAATGGTTGGTATGGCATTCAACGCCAATGCAAACGAAGCAATAAACATAAACTGCAATGAAGTAGCAAACAACGTTGCCGAATACCATAAAATTTTCAAGAAGGAACCGGCCGCCATTAAGGTTTTTTATGAAGCAATTGATAAGCATTTCGAAGGTAAACCAGTTTACGCAAGATGGTTTAACTGGGGGCTTGTGAAGGAGGCTGCTGTAGGCGTCGTATTCGAAGGCAACGATGAAATAAGAAACAGAATAGCCAATGAGTGTAACGCTGATAAAGCCGCATTTGCTGAAAGAATATTTAACGAAGGCGGCGCGGGTATAAAAAATCATGCCATCATTGACTTGGGCAACGGCAGAATTGAAATAGTAAGGTTCAGATAATGGGCACTATCAAAAAGCATCATCGACATATAACGCCCGGCTAACCCCGGGCTTTTTCTTGCTCGCGTTTTTTCATCAATTCCAGCACCCTTTTAGCGGCCTCCATTTGCTCATCATAATCACGTTTATTTATATGAACGTTTGGTTTACCTTTCTCGTTTCTTTCGTCTGGTGGCGTTTTAGCTCGTACAGCGGCCCTATATCCGGTCATTGTCATGCCCCATGCTTCAGATTCAGACAATCCCAGGTGAGCAACGGCGGAGTAAACATATTCGAGGATGTCGAATGTGGGCTTGTACTCGCCATCATGGTTTTCGCCCGTGTCTTCCTCTGGACCGTCACCAATTAAACCGTGGAACATGCAGTGTTGCGCCAGCGTGATAACGTCGCTGGTGGGCATCAACCCAGGTTTCAGTCTCAACTTACCCGAAGGAGTAAAGCTGCATTCGCCCAATAACTGGCCTATTTCGCATTCTGAGCAACATTTCAGGACGTGGATGGACGTTTGCACTAACTCACCATAACAACGCGCCATAATGCGATTGCGGAGGTCTGGATCCGTTGGCAAACGCTGTGGATATTTACCACCGTGCACAGTTGCGAAGTATTCGACCAATTCCCTGTCACTGCCGATCTTAGCCATTGCAGCAAAGCAGGGATTAAACACATACCGCCTGCCATCGACCACAGCCGCAAATTGTCCTGTTCGAACATGAATCATAGCTGTCACCTTAAAAATAAAGGGGCCAAATGGCCCCCAATGTCAGTGTTTGTTGTTACGCCGCCGGAACGTCAGCTACTGTAACCTTGCCAGCGCTTTCGCATTCAATGGACCAGGTGGACACATCGTCATGCGGATCTTCTTCTTTAAAGGAAGTGCAAAGAAACGGGCCTTCAGTCACATCAAGCGGAGAAACAATTTTTAACCATACGATTGGCTGAGAACCAGTTACCTCACCAGGGTTAATAACGTGGCGTTTCAACTCTTTCTGATTGTGAAGCGCTTCTGTGCGGGATACGCCGTCACCTGAGAAGGAAACGGACTTGTAAGTTACCAGTGATTCTTTGGTGTAGTCTGCTGATTTGTCAGCGGTGGCGTCTGCGGTTTCCCATTCTACGGAAAGAGATTTACCACGCATCATGCCTAACGCTTTATATGCTTCGTCATTAGGTTTCGCATTAGGGCAAGCGATAGCGTAAAATACGGCAACGTCGCGGCCTAAGAACGAACCTTTATCACAAGTCTGAGACATGTTTAGTTACCTCTTATCTAGATATGATGGTTTGAAAAGCTACGGTAAAAATAAAGCGCCCTTCTCTTGTCTGCATTGCAGGAATAGCGCCAACTGGCTTCATGTGTGTAATTTTATCAGTTTTGTATTCGGTTATCATACTTTGACGTATTGCGTCGGCGAGATCTTCCACTTCACTGATATTTGCATCATTGCGCGCTGAAATAACCAGGATGCGGAAGTAGTCACGGGTTACTGCTTCTTCACCAGCCGCCCCGCCATTTTGCTGGATAACAATATATCGGTCGTTATTAGAATTGGATCGCTCATTCCAGAAACGGGCCTGCAAAATATAACCTTCGTCGTACCCGTGGGATTTAATCCAATCCCTTATTTCGTCGTATACTTCGCTGCGTTTCATGATTGTTTCGTCCAGTAACCAAGTTTAATCGTGTTCCAGATCTCATTAAAATTATCTGGTTCCTCGAACGCCTTGCGCAAAAATTCCGGTTCCGCGTTCGGATCCCAATAATAACCCTTCCCAGTACCGCCGCCGAACTCAACTACCTGTTTTGGGCCAAAATCTGAAAGGTTATTGGTTTTACCGAAATGCTCGCGAGGCTGCCCCATTAATGTCCCTGGCATGTCATGCACCCATTCAGCATAGCGGGCGGTATATCCAACCCTTAGACAAAGACCGTTACCGTTTTTCTCAACTGTCTGATACATGCTGTTAATTAAAAAACCCGTATCAACTGGCGTCATTCCAGATGCAAGGCCGGATGCAACGTTGCCAACTATCCACAACACTTCGTAAGTCTTTTTGTCTGCTATATTCCTGATCTCTTCCGTCATTTTCATACGGACACGCCTGACGCCTTTCAGTGGCATGATTAACCTCCTGTGACGATCTTATAATCCGGAGTGTCGTTAAACATACTCATGTCCCATTCAACGATCCCGGTTATAAAGTTGGCCCCAGCCGCCAGCGGGTCAGCGATAGCGGTAGTGTCGCCAGTGGCAATCATCCACCCTTTTTCAGGGCGCTGAACTGGCTGCATCTTGTAAAGCAGTTCGGTATATACGGTTATCGTGTTGCTAACCTCATTCCCGTTTGCGTCTGTTGCTGTTCCGTCAGTGCGTTCCCATGCACAATCAATCAGGTATGGCGTTCCGTATACATCGGAGTTTATCCAGTCGTCACGCGTCACGGGGTAAATGGTGGCTAATGCCTTGTAACTGAATCTCGCGATCTTACTCATAGCCATAGCTCCATTTAACGATTTTCGGATGGGTTTTCGCCACGCGCGGGCAAAGAATTACCCATTCACCAGCATCATTGAGGTAGGCCGCCACCTGTCGCCCGGTGTCAGTTTTCACCCACACGCGGGTAAACAGTTTCGGCAATAGCGGATCCGGTAATGTCAGGTCGTTCCACATTGTTACATCCTCCCGCTTTTACCTATCCACAATCCTGCGTGCGCGGTGTTTTCTGGATCTGGTGGAATCAGTTCGGCTGTACAGTGATGTTTATCAAGGGAGTAAAGCAACGAGTAGGCTGCCTTCCATTTTTTATTAAAATCGACATAGCGGTATGACTGGCCTGCACCGTTCGGACCAGTTTGCGAGGAAACGTACTTGTTAGCCTGAGTGAGTCCTAACAGGCCAATCAGATAAAGTTGGATTAATGTTGCAGTGGAGGCCGGATAGTTGGCATCAAGGCATTCATTAACGCTATTTGCCTGCTCCACCAGCAAGGATAAGATAATGTCTGGCAGGTCAATACCCTGGCTTTCAAGATATTCCCGCGCCTGTTCTGTAGTGACCATTTTGTTTGCTCCACATACAAAAAAAATCCCCGGCATCGCGCCGGGGAGTTACAGGAAATACAAAATTATTTGTGACCGTAAACGACACCGGAACGGCCCAGCATGTCGCAGGTGATTTGTAAACCTTCGGCAGACATGATTTTGAAGTTGTAGTTATCAGTCGGCATAAAGCGCGGCAGAGGGACAACACCAGTAGTCATACCAACCAGCGGGGTAATGACGTTGCGACGGCGTTGGTAAGCAATGAACTCGTTACCTTTCAGAGCAAAGGTCTGACGGATTTCTTTAACCGGAATGAACGGTTTAACGATATTCAGTACAGTACCAACAACAGTACCGTTAGCAATGTGCGGCGCCGCCATGTTAGCCATAATTTCAGGGGACACCCACATGATGTCATACTGATCAACGCGGTTGTTGCGGGCCATAACACCGAATGCACCAGTGGTGAAGAATTTGATTAGATCGTCAAATCCGTCAGTGGTGAGGTCTTCGGTGCTCATGGTCAGTTGCTGGGTATTACGGTGATTTTTAATACCCTGGCCAGGTTTACCGTTGACGTTGATTTTTGCGTTACCGTTAAGGTAATAATCAACGCGGGCTTTGTTGAATTTTTGCAGTTTCAGGCGCTGGCTATCCAGTGCAAGGTCAATACCAGCAGTTTTCAGACCTTCGGAATGACGCCAGTTGACACCGTAACCAGCTGTGAACATCGGGATCGGGTCGCCATCGCTACCGTATTCAGTGTGATCGAAGCCATGCGGAGCCTGACCATCAATACTAACGACAACTTCATCGTTAATATCACCGGATACGCTGTACATTTTCTCGGTTTTACCGATTGGTAATACGGTTTGAACAGCCATCAGGTCGTTTACAATTTCGATGCCAGTCTCTTCGGTGCTCATTTCGATAATCTGGTTATCGATAGCTTTCCAGAATTCCTGATCGAAGCCGCCAACGGCATTACATGCCAGGATGTCAGCGGTCATGTTTGCCATATTTGCGGCAATAAGAGCGCCGTCACGATCATTGAACATGTTGCGCTGCGCCCAAAGGTGATCCCACTGAGCACGAATGCGGCTGTTGGTAGCAAGGTTGTGTTTATTAAACAGCATAGTTTTTCACCTCTTATTATTATGCAACGCGGACACGTACAAAATCAGCCGCTTCAAGGGTTACAGTTTCCTGGCAGAAAGCGAAAACCGGATCAGCAGGGGTTTGTGATGGCTCGCTGGACGCTGGTTTTGCTAATGCGAAGCCAGACTCGCCAATGGTGATTCCTGCGTCTTTGGTGTAAGTACCTTCAGGAAGAAGAATTGCAAATTCGCGTCCTTCTTCTGCGTAGTCAGCAACCACGGAATGACCAACCGGGATCACATCTTCAATGCCTAAACCTTCATGGTATGCCGGATTTACAACATAAATACGGCCTTCGGTATCAGTTGCGGCAGCGAATTTACCAGCCGCCATTTTTACCGGAGTACCTGGCTTAAGTGCTGCGTCAGATACTGCGGTTTCAGTAACGGATTTACCGTCAATATTTACACGACGAAAACGGGCCATAATTCACCTCTTATGCGAAATAGTTGTTAATGTCAGGGGTGGCAGGTTTATTTCCACCAGCGGCGGAGTTTGCTGCCATTGGTGCTGCTTTGCCCAGGGATTTAAACATTGCTTCTAACGCTTCACCGCTTAATGCGTTAGCAACAATTTCGCCGTGTACTTTTGCTACTGCGGCGCGTTTTTCTGCTTCTTCTTTATTTGCGTTTGCTGCGATCTCTTCTTTAATCGCTTTCTGATTGGTCTGTAATTCTTCAACGCTTGCCTGTACTGGTTTAAGCGCTTCAGCGATTGCATTAGCCATATTTGCGGTGATGCTTTCGTTAATTTCTTTTACCAGTTCGGCGCGTTCTTCTTTGGTCAAAGGCATGGGTTCACCCTCCGATTTATTGGCCTTAATTTTTTCATTCAGGGAGAAAAGATTAGATAGGTGTTCAGCGAACTGGGCGAACCAGGATTTACTTTCCTCGTTGGTTGCAAGCTCGCCATTATTGAGAATTATTTTATCAGCCTGTTTTTCATACGTGCAAACTTGAGCACTTTCGGCATTAGTGGCAATGGTCACTTCTTTATCAGTGAAGTCCACGACATAGACATAATCTGCATCTGGGAACAGTTTACGCGCCGCTTCTTCCAATTGTCTTTCAAGCGTGCGATAGCTGTTTTCTTTCATTGCCACCGCCATTAACGGCTTCGCCTGGTCAGTGTTAACCATCAGGCCAACGCCCTGTTCTGGCGATGCGGCTGGCGGTTCATGTAGTAAGATGGCGTCATGGTCAATTGACATGATTTTGACAACGCTGTCAGCGCCCTGTGCCTTCATCTCTTCGGTTGCTGGCATACGCTCACGATATACGGCAACAGATGACCAGATCGGATCTTTGCTTTCGCCTTTTTCCAGTGCTTCGAGTCGGCTTAATAATTCGCGCCCCTGTTCTGAATGGCTGGCTGTTTCAACATCCACCCATTTTTCCACATAAACACGGTTGCCGCGTAATTCAACATTCCTGTTCCATGCGCCACAAAAGCCAATATTCAGACCTTCAGGGCTAAATGCGGAAACAAATTCACCGTTAACCGTAGGATGGCCCAGCGGTGCAAGCGTACCTTCCAGAGATTGATAATTAGCAATGATTTCGGCTTCCGGGTAATATTCCCGATTCATAACGATATTGAAGGGCAACGTATAAGACGGGACCACGATGTGTTCTCGCCCGTTATATGTTTCCCTGCGGATGGTATTAGCGGTTAATTTGGTATTAACCTGAATCAGTTCTTTATTCACGGTTTTTACTCCCAATCTTCGCCATATTTAGCGTGCGCAACTTTGTAATTTTCTTGCGCTCGCTCAATGATTCTTTTGTTTAATATGTTACCAGATTCATCCACCAGCACGGTAATTGTGCTACATTTGCAGTTAATTGAATTGGGGGATTTACTCCACCATTCGCGCTGCTCGTCTATGGTGTACGTTTTCCCGTGCCGCTGTGCGTGTGATAGCCTGGTAGTCGGTGATAATGCCGAAATGTGCATCTGCATAGTGCGCAAGTTAAGCTCTTCCGATGCTGCCTCAGCCTCATCCATACGCGCTGTGCGCAACGCTGTGCATATTTCAGTACGGGCAATACGTTTGCACCTGTATAGCGGCAATTGCGTTTCCTGCTGCAATGTGCGCGCTATTTCGAGTGGGTTTAAGCCACGGGCCATGCCTTCGGTTAATCGGCGGGCCATATCCTTCTTGATCTGTGCTGTCAGCCCGCGCATCTCTTCAAATACACGGGTACGCACCAGGGCAAGGCGGGTGCGATAGGTCTGGCTGGTTAATACTGCAGACACTTCAGGGTAAGCCCTGGAATATGTGACCGACTGGTTAGCGAGGTTGGCATATTCCTGAGAAGTGCCGCGCTGATATGCCACCTTTACGTATTCCTGCCAGAACCAGAAGTTTTCCGGGTCAGTCAGGTCGAATATCTCATCAATCATATCGCTGGCGTCTTCCAGCAAGTCATGTAATTCGTCGATGTAGATCTGGAAGGTGTATTTTTTATTAACAGCCAGGCTATATTGCATTCTGTCCAGTATGGCAATATACGGATCCGCAACTTTCTTCAGGCAGGCTTTAAAACGCTTGATAGCGCCAGACCGTAACTTCCCTGTCATGGTCGGGTCTTCGGTGTTAGATGGCATTATCGCGGCTGGAGGTATTCGCCTGATTATCTTCTTCACCTTCATCATCGTCTTCCTCTTCCGTTTCAACTACACTGGCAGGGCCATCGTATCCGGCAGCCTCGCGGATCTCGTCACCGCTAAATATTTCTTCACCAGTAGCCAAACAAGCCTGATTGATTTGCGCCATCTTGTCTGCGGCTTCCAGTAGCTCCGCTTTGGTCATGGCGTTCAGGTCGTCCCATATCACTGATACGTCAATTGGCATACTGATAAGGCGGAGATCTGCCATCTTGCGGAACAGATCTTCAAGTTCACCGCCAATTTCCTCCCTGCGGGTCATACAGCGGCTGTTGAAGTAGCGGAGGTCTTCGGTTGATGCGCGTTCGCCCTGCTGGTTCCCTACCAGGATGCGGGTTGGAATATCAACACCAGCGGCGGCGGTTTGCAGGTTTACGTCATAGGTTGATGACGGGTCAGATACAGCAGTAACCAGCGGGCTTACTGTTGCACCCTGTAACGCCATCATTACGTCATTACCCTTATTCATTTCAGCAGTAGCCTCATTAAATCTTTCGCGTAACTCTGTAACGTCGCAATCGTATGTTGCAGCAAGGGAACGGAAGTCAATCTCTTTATCGAACGAGATAGCAAGCTGGCGGGCGGCGTTTTTCAGGAATGATTCACCGCTACCCCCTTCCACCTTCTCAAGTGACACAAAGGCGTTATAGGACGGTTCAAGGAAAGCGATGACATCATCAGAATAGTCGCCAAAGATGAATATGCGGTCAGGGTGGATTCTTCTGGCAATGGTCTTACTGTTAATGCGTTCTTTGTATTCCCACCACGTTGGCAGGCCATAGTTTTCACTGTTCGGGTCTTCTTCGAACTCCTTCGGTGTAAGAGCGCCAGCCCATACCGGGGTAAATTTGGCAATGCCTACACCTTTTGTCACTGGCTGATCCCACGGCTGGTTATCTCTTACATGAATCAACAGGCCAGCATAACGACCAATGAGGCGGCGGCGATCACATTCAGCAACAGTGCGCCAAAATCTGTTGTTAAATTTCTTCTTGATTTCTCTTTCCCACGGTGTTTCCTTTTTCGCTTTCTCGTCTTCAGTTCCTTCGATCATCTTTGGCTTGGTGCGCCAGCACGTCGTGATGATTTTCTCAATAGCACCGTGAGCAATACCACCGCGTCTGTACAGTTTGTACAGGTCGTCATACGTGATCTCTTCTTTGAATCCGTATTCACTCCACGCAGTATCGCGTTTGGCATCTATCCCCATAGTGAATGGGTTGGCGGCTGCATAGCGGGCATAGGCCGCCTTACGTTGTGACAAGGCAGCATTAACCGCCAATTCTAAATTGGATGGCATAATGTTTACTCCTGAATACATGTTTACGCGTTGCTACGCGAAAAATAGAAAAACTTGTGGTGGATTGTGAGTCAGATTTTAAAATCCGCGCAGGCGCTTCGGTAACATGAGGCCCATTGCCTGTGGCTGGCTTAATTCGGTGATACCCCATACCATCGCATCCATACGGTCAGGGGATTTTTTGGCGGTGGCTGGCACGTATTCCATCATTTGATTTTCCAGCGTGTACAGGCTGCCAGTGTGTGCAACCCTTCCTTGCGCATACAGTGCAGATATTGGTTCGGCACGGGCGAATTTACCTTTGCTTGCGTGCACCTTAACAATTCGGCCTTTGAATCCGGCATTGCGTAGCGTGGCCTCTGCCATTTCGCCGCCCTGGTTGGTTTCGATAACTATCGCGTCAGCTTCATGGATGTTGTAGGCGTTCATTGATGCCTGCGCCCAGTCGTTAGGCGACATGCGGCCCGAATAGTCACCATCAACAGAATACTGAGCATTCTTACCGCCACCATAAGCGGAACACGCCACGATCCCCGTTTCGTCTGACTCATCAGATGATGTTGTCGCCGGGTCAATGGCTATCACGGTGCGGATCTTGTCCTGCGTTATCTGCATACGGTGCGCTGCGGTTATCATCGCTTCAGTCCACAATGCACCCTCTTCGTCGAATTTACGCGGGCGCTGCATGTACTGGGCCTCAAATGACCGCCTGTGTGCTTTCAGTCCAGCTTCATGGGCGTCATTGTGCTTTTTAGGCCACAGCCAGCCATCAGGCAGGTTGTGAGGAATAGGGATTGCGAACTCGTTTTCAGGATACAAATCCCGGTAGTCAACGCTGTTGTCGATCTTCACTGGCAGGTTAAGGTGATACCACTTTTCACCGCTTCCACCGCGTAGCAGGTAGCCGGACAAATCATCGTAGTGGATGCGCTGCATAATGACGATAACAGGCGTTGTTTGCACTGCCAGACGTGAAGCAAGCGTGTCGTTATAGTTAGTGTTAACCTGCTTTCTCACCACGTCAGAATAAGCGTCAGCGGGTTTTAATGGGTCGTCGATGATTAACGCGCCGTTAAATCCTGGTTCCATATACCCCGCGCGGAACCCTGTAACCTGGCCAAGCGATGACGTTGCATACACGCCGCCACCGTATTCAGTCCACCACATTGATTTTGAGTTTGCATCGTTGCGGATCCTCATGGGCCACATTGCCTGATATTCAGGCGTACAGATCATGTTTCTTACGGTCGAGGAATTGAGTAACGCCAGGTTGTTGGAATAGGAGACATGAAGGAATCGTGTGCGGGGATTTATTGCGAGTGACCGCGCCATCATGTTGATAGTTGCGATCATGGTTTTGCCGTACCCTGGAGGGATGTTAATGATGAGTCGGGTTATCTCACCATTGACAACGCGTTGCAGTGCGTCGCGGATAGCTAAGTGATGGCCTGAGATTAACATCTTCGTTCCGTTCGCTTGCTTATAGAAGTAGCGATTGAAAAACAGGCCATCGTTTTCACATTTGGACTGAATAACTCGTTCTTTGATTGTCAGCATAATCACACCTCATCTTCTACTTCCTGAACGATGCGGGCGATCTCTTCTTTTGTGACTTCTACCTGTACTGGTGCTTCTTCCCTGTTGCCTACGATTTCCTGCGTAACGCGTTCGCCATACTTACGCGGTTGCAGTTTTGCCAATAGCCATTTACGGGTTTCAATCATCAATTGATGGCGGCGGCATTGGTCTTTATCGGTGTTCTCCGCTGCGTCAGCTATGTCGATAATCTCATCAGCCAATACCTCAAAACCGATCTCTTTCGCGCGTATGTACATGTCCGAGAACTCTGGCACGTCTCTGAACCATTTAAGGATTGTTGAACGCGCAGGCATATCAGGCATCTTCGAAATCCTGTTAATACTTTGACCGTCCGCCACCAGCTCACAGATCTCTAATGCCTTTTCTTCGGTATAACCATGCGGACGGCCCACCTTTTTAGCTGCTGGCTTTTTATCGTCAGCTTTTGCCTTTTTAGTGCGGGCCATATTTCACCTCTCAAAACCATTTGCACAGAATATATAAACACGCAATTAATGTTGCGCAGTATGTTACCGTTTCCAGAAAGTCGAATAGCTCTTTCATCGTTACCATCCACTTTATTTGACTTGATGAATTTAGGAAGCGCATAAAATGCGCGTCCAAGCCACAACCTATTGAGTCAGCGCGGTCATGGTTAGAACAATTGCGACAATCAGGAAAAAGAAATCAAGCCATTTCATTTTTAACTCCTGCGATTCAGTTAACACTTAAAAGCACCGCAACGATGACAATCACTATAATCATGCAAAAGAAGTCTGCTTCTCTCATCTTTTAAACCCTCGATAGAAATCAACGGCAATAACTGTAATAACAGCCACCAGCAATAGCATTTCGTATGCGTTCATTTGATGCTACCCATAACAAGGCCGATGATTATGATTATGGCGACAACGCCTAGCATCATTCCGCACATAATCGCCAGTAATTCGAATATATCCATGCCGTCACCTATACAACATTCTTCCACCAGAAATAGATAATGACGGCGACCACTGACCACCAGATGAGATCGTAAATATTCATGGTGAATACCTTCAGCTTTCAATGAATATCATGATCGCCAGCCATACAGCGACGCATAAAGAAAGGATAACGAGCGGGTCAATCATCTTGCCCTCCAGCCAGCGCTTGATCTTTGCGTTTATTAGTGCAACTGCAATAAAACCCACCAGATATACAGAAATGCCGATCAATCCGGCAATGATATAATCATCCATAACATTATTCACCAACCAGTAATATTACAGCGGCAGCCATTCCGATAAATAAACCCAACAGAAAAGTAACCATAATCACCCCCGTTTAAAGCTCATTACACGCGGTACAAGCGCTTCTTTTGCTTTAGGCTTACGTTTGCCTTTCTTCGCTGGTTTTTTCTCTTCTTTCGGCTCCTCTGCCTGTTCAACTGCCTGTTCTGCTGCATCAGTCGCCTTTTCTGCCTGGTCTAATGCCTTCTCTACGACTTCAGCGGCCTGCATAGCTGCCACCTGTGCTTCGTTTGATTCAGCCAGGATCGGGAAGAATGCATCAAAGATGCGGCCTACCATGTAAGCGTAAGTCTCGTTTGCCGGATGAGTTGGATCAGTTGTCGCCACGACACCTACATCACTTAATACGTGAAATGTGGTGTGGGCGCATTCGTGTACCAGCGTTCCTAACTCATTGTCGAATACTGCGATCACGTAGAAGTTACCGCCTTTCTCTCCAGTGCAAGTAAGTGTTAATCCCCCTGCCAGTTCGAAATCAGGTTCGATTGGGATCCCTGCCTTTTCGCAAAACTCATAGAACATCTCGCGGGTCGGGCAGAAGAAAACAGTTGTATGCTCAAAGAGCGGAACTTTGAATTGAGGCAACTTGATGCCTTTAGCCTTAGCCATCAGAATATTCCTCTATCCTGAAAAATATAACCCCCGCAAAACCGGACACCGCAGGGAGTGAAAACAGCTATAAAACACTAAAAACGGCGCTGCATGAGTACCGTTTTCAGAATTTTATAAAACTGGAGAATGGCGCTTTCTTCTACCCAGGTAGCGCCGGACCTGTTAATGAGGCTGTTGACCAGGTATTACGTGTTTTTGACTTTTCCGCCGTCGCTCGCGGGAAGGATTGGCCCGGTTATGGCTGGCTGGCGGAAACGGCGACACGTCCACGCGCTGTTATTCTTTGCGTAAGCACTGCGTTTTGATGTAGTCCTGTAACCCAGTGATCTGAGCGTCTTTCGTTTTTAGTTGTTCTCTGAGGGATAGATAAGCTGATTCAGCGTCGGGAGTGAGTCTACAGGTGGCTCCATCAATGCGGCTGGCGGTTCCGGTGGAGTCGGACACTCGCACGGGTATTGCGTTGACGCGCAACCGGATAGTACCGTTATCAATGCCAGTGCGCAGATCGGCAATGTCAGATCTGATAGCTTTAATCTCATCGTGATACCTCTTATCAAGTTTTGACAGTTCGGCGTTTCGCTCCTTCATCTGCTGAATAGTGTTACTTGCTGTTTTTAGTGCGCCCTGCGTAGTAGTTAGCTCGCTTTGCATTGTGTTTATCACTGACTGGCAATGACTGAGCGCGGCAACAAGGCCAACAACAATACAAACAACAACGGCGATGATTAACGTCTTCACCTTGTCCATGTTTCACCCCATTCGCAAACGGCATATTCAACCTCGCGGCGGTTAACCAGGCCTTGCCACTTCTTACCGCCAGCGTATACCCAGCGTTTAAGCTGTGCGCACGCTTCTGATTTCTTGCCGTCATTGAGTAGCTTCAATAAGGTTGATGTTTTGAAATTGGTAGCGCCTACGTTATAGGCGAATGAATAAAGTGCTGCGCGGGTAAAATCTGATATTTCGACTTTAATATATGGATCGATCGCTTTTGCGGTCTTGTGTAGATCTTTATTTAACAAAGCATCGCATTCTGATTGCGTGTAAGTCTTGCCAAGCATGATGTCTTTTCCCGTATGACCGTGGCAAACAGTCCATACACCAACAACATCACGATAAGGATTGTAATCAACTCCCTCTAATGGCTTAATCATCACCGCCGCAATAGCGATCGCCCCACCAGCCGCCGCCGCAACAATCTTGTTTTTCAGCGATTGGCTAATCATGTTACTTATTCCCCATTCGCGCGTCGTGTTCCTCTTGCGCTCGCTTGTTCTCCTGTGATTTGAAGTAATAATTAACGGCAAATGTGCCAATGGTTGATAAGATACCCACAAAGACGGCAATGTCATTGATGGTTATCGCGCCGAAAAAAGCAGTTACGGCCCCGGTCACATACGCACACGCCTCCCGTATTCTGTCGAACATAGATTTACCTCCAACAAAGCAAAAACCCGGCACGGGGCCGGGTAGTTACACTTTCGCATTGTTAGGTAATATTTTAATCTGTTTGTTTTCGACCCACAAATACGGCTTTACCGCTTTCTGTATATCAGTCCATTATCAAGTAGCATTTGCATGTGCCACCGATCCATGTCGCTTAATTCCCAATACGGAACGTCATCAGGTCTTATCATCACCGCTTCACCTCTAACCAAATAAGCGATGTTGAATACCTTATGCAAATAGATGCCATCTTCGATCTCATTCATAGGTCGCCAACCTTCACCAGTTCGCCAGCATCAAGAAATATTTTAATTGTTTCTCGCGTCGTCTTAATGATTGGCGCTACCCACTCGCCACCGCCAACGCGGATACGAATATCATCGCCTTCTACGCGGTAAAACAGCCTTTCAACTACTGTTGCCGCGTACACGCCATCTTCAATCATTTTTGCGCTCCTTAATGGCTCGCATGATGTTAATACGCATAGCGTCACTGAATGCGTATATCGTAATGAAAGGCCAGAAGACTAGCTCGAACCAAATAATGCCGTCACTATCAACAGCTTTCTGAAAAGCGCCCATTAAAATGACGCCAGCCAGGTAAATGATAATAACCGCAATAATAAGGCATTCAATCATCTTCACCCCCAAGATCGTGATAAATATCGTTAGGGTCTTCTCCATGTTCCTCGCAAAAACGCTCAAATAGCGCCCAATTTTCAGAAAGAAACATAATTAGCAAATTTTTATACCAATCTTCCATTTAATCATCCTCATCGTCTTCATGTTCAGCCAGGAACTCATCAACCACGCGGTAAGTTACTGGCGGGATGTATTCGAAATCATCAGAATCAAGATCAAGCGTCCTGTTGTCGCCATCGTCGTCCAGCGTATTCATCCCTAATTCGCCGAAAGGGCCGTACCCAATATGGCCCAGGTATTCGCAACCAGTCGTAAAGCCAGGATATTCGCCTTTACACCTGATCTTGTATAGCTTACTTGATGCGCTCAATGTCAATTCCCCCTGTTACACCTTCAGTCATTTTGTATTCAGCGACCAGTTCAGCGCCAATCAATTCCACTTCATCACCAGGGAATGGATTAAGTTCCAATGATACTAAGATAAAAATTTAACGTGATCTGCATTATCAAGATATTTCACGTCAAAAGGAGGTTCAGATACGTGGTAGCATTTTACGCAATCTTCGTTGTCAGTTGCTACACGGAAACATGCGCCAGGTTGTCCGGCGAATTGTCCATTTTTTTCATCTTCTGGAAAAGTGCCACGAAAAACTTTAACGCTGATAAATTTAGACATTTGTCATTCTCCTTCGTAAGAAATTAAAATTCGGCACCAGGTAAGCTACGCGCTTTGTTTACAACATCTTGTTTTAACAATAATAGTGAGTGATAATGCATGTTAAACATTCTGCAAAGTGGTGCTTCACTATTTTCTGACTTAATTTTGAATAACTGGCTTACAGTAAAAATCATGTCATCGTCTGTTATGTATAACCAGTCCCCGCGCTTGCCAACTACAACATGAGATTTTCCCCAACTGTCTTTAAATTCGTAATTGCAGAAGACATCACCTTCAGGTACTTCAACAAAACAGCACGCTATGAATTTATTGCTTTTCATGATTTTGCCCATCCGTCTTTCGGTGGCTTATATATAACAAAATGGCACTGCCGAAACAATGCCATTTCGTATATTTTGCGAGGTAGATCACGTTTTATATTTATTGCGTGAAAGCAATACCATCAGAACACACCTTTATAATCGACCGTGTATTTTGCTATCAGCTTCCATTCACAATAGCTTTCCATGTCGCGCGGCTGCCAGCCTTTCATCCCTACAGCACCACGCGCGCTGTGGCGGCGATAATTATCGTTATAGTCAGCTATACACCACGGTTGAAGCACAAACATGTAATTGGCCTCGTTTACCAGGATCGCCATCTGCTTTCCTGTTGCCTTATCTTTCGCCCGGAAATAACTTACCCTGATTTTCATTTTGATATACCTCAATCAACATTTCTTCTTCCAGGTTAGCCGGACGTTTACGAAATATCCCGGCAAAAACCAGATCGTCGAGTAGGTCTTTACGCTTAAATAACCACTCCTTCATTATTACCCCGTCGTCGCTGCGATATACGACGCCGTTTTTCAGAAAATAAAAAGTGCGGGTGTTTGTCTGGAGGTATAGATCTTCGTAAACGTCCATGATGTTAACCCTCGACTACTTCCAGCCCGCGCCCCTTGTCGCCAACGAAGTCACCCAGGCTGAACGTATACGACCAGGCAGGATTGATGTAATGATCATCAGCGCCAGCGGCGATTAAATCAGCACCGTTAATCATGCAAGTGACATCATCGCTATGGACGACGTTAACAACCTTACCAACAACCTGTTTCAGTGACGGATAACCGTGATCGTGCAAGAATTTAACTTTCACTCTTCTGTCTCCCAACGTTCAATGCTGATTAAAAATTCACGGATAGCGTGGCGCTCGTCGCGAGTTGGTTTGCGCTTACGGTAAATTTTAAAATCGAACCATTCCTTTTCTTGCTCGAAGTCCAGATCGTAAGCAAGCGCCTCAATGTAACCGCATTCGTGATACTGGTACGCCACGCCAGCACGAACAAAAAAGCGGGTTTTATCCCGCTTGTGTTCATAGATACGCATATTTACCCCGTTACGCAGTTGTGTAGCTGTCCACCAGCTTTTCATCTTTCATTCTGGCAAGCTGTGCGATGTTCATCGTGTAGCCGCCTTCAGAGAAAAACCACTCCGCCGTTCTGCGACGAAAAGAAATATCATCATAGTTGCGCGTCCATGTAGTGATTGCTACGCGTTTCCCATCGGTGGCGAACATAGATAACGCATTATCAACTACGTCGATAGCCTGCCAGATTTTTAATTCCATGATTTATCCCCGTAGATCTTGAATAGTTCGCGCTCTTCCTGATCTTCAAATATCTTCATATGCAGGTCATGCAGGCGGCGCATTGTGCGGAAGCGTGGCCTAAATTCCTGGTTTCTTTTAATGAACTTACCACCAATTGAATAAATATGACCGTATGAATACCATCTATTACCAACCCAAATTAGATATTCTTTACCATCGTAATTAAATTTGATTGTGAGATCGTCAACCTCCATTATTAACCCTTTATCAATGATGTCATTCAGCATTTCGTCCCATTCTTTGAGGAATGGTTGTTGATAAAAACCAAAAAGCGTATTTGCAGCATGACAAAGATAATCAATGATTATTTGCATATTATCACCACATCATATAATAAACGTTATCGTTAGCTACTTCGTCGGCTTGTTCCTGTGTAAATGGCGGTGCACCTTCTATCAAGGCAGCATCAGGATAATGCCATTCATGAACAAGCATGCGCGCCCATTTGCGGCGCTGGCGCTTATTGCTTCGCAGATCATCAAAAGCCTTTAATGCTTTGTCATATGCCCTTACAAGGCGCTTGCGGTTACTTTTCATTGCTATGATCCTGTAAACAGTCGTTATAGCCTTCAATGTATCCGGTTAATCCGGTGTTACTCACTGACCATTCAGCCGAACGGCGCTTGATGGCCTTGTCCATAGTCATTTCACCTTTGCGGTGACATCCTGCATCAATGTAACGGTTGACAACTGAAGACAACCGTCCGCGTAGCTGTTGTGTTCCAGCGTAATGGTGTGCCGTTTCCGTTAATTCGTTAACCAGTTTTGCAAATAGATGTTCCTTTAATTTAGGCTTCATTGTCGTCAACCTCGAAATACTGCTTAATAGCACGTTTGACGTTCATTTCACGCTGATAATTGTTATCGCTATAGATTGCGGCTGCCGATACGTGATCGATAATTTGCTGTAATAAATCAGGATGAATTTTTATTTTTTCATCAAGGACAATGCGAGATGGCTTATGTGCTGTAGCAATATCATTAACGATTTCTATCTCACCACCGCCGCCGCAGCGAGGACAAACGAATTTATCACCTTGATACAGCATGAAGCCGCAACCTTTTTCAGTTTTTACGACCATACCATCGTCGTCGCAGTTTTCGCAATACAGCCACCCAATATTAATTATTTTCATTATCTTTATTCCGTCCGTAAATATGTACTGGCTCAACTGGTACGGCTGGCAATTCACCATCATTTAACGCGCTTGCCATACCCAATATTAATCGTGCTTCCGCACCAGTGACTTTCTTACACCATGCACCGCCCGTTTTATCTTCGAACAAGATAACAGCAAACTGATCGTTTATTTCCAGCTTATCCATCATTCACCCCGCGTCACTCTTTTAATTTCGTTATCTGCCAGCGCCTCTTCTTTGAACAATTCAGCAATGGCGTCTTCATAGAAAGCCCGGTACTTTTTCCACCATGTTGATCGGCTTACCGGAAAAACAAGCTGATTAACCGCCTGCCGTACAAGATCTACAGGGAAACGCGAGTACCCGCGCCCGCCGCAATGCTGGCACGTTTTGAACACTGGCATTTCCGCCGCTTCACTGGCTGCTTTATCCGGTACTTCGCCACGGCCCTTGCATTGTTTACAATGATTGCGAACTGTCCCATGCCCCTTGCATTTTTTGCAAAGGTGTTTTTCTCCGTAGTCGTCAAACGTAAATTTATATCCGCCGCACTCCGGGCAAGTTTTTTCCGTCGCGGCGCTTTGGCAATAATCCCGAAACGCGAAAACGGCAACAAGAATAATAAGATCATTGCGTTTGGCCTCGTCCAGTTCCATAACGTATTCATAATCTTTTGCCATAGTCCTTAAACGCTCTGTAAGCAAAACTACGGCCTTATGTTTTTCGGCTTGTGATAGTTCCATCTTCCCTAAAAAAGCGCTATAACCAAGCTCTACGCGCGATTGCGCCATGCCTGCTGCTGTTAGTGCATCCGTAGTATTAAGTGCATCCGGGGACGTGCCCCGGCTTTCATCTGATAAACGCGGTGATTTTGGGAAGTGGAATTTGAGAATAGATTCCAGATTCATTACTTGCCCCCGTAACGAGCAATAAGGTGTTTACGATCAGAAATAGACTGAACTAACTTTCTCTCAAGCTCTTTCAATGCAAGCAATTCGCGCATATGAAAAGCCTGGATTTGTCGGACCGTTTCTAAATCATGCTCATCGCGCTGAATATCTATTTGCAGATCTTTAATTTCGTTTTTCATTTCTCTACCACCTTAAACCTAGTTTTAAAATGACCCTGCAAAAAATACTCATTTTTTGACGGGAAATACTGGACTAATCGCCATGCGTCGGCGTCGTCGAAATCAGATACAAGATCGTCTTGTAGAATGAAAGCAAAGCACCCATGCTTTATAAAACCTGAATATTTTTTACCTTCAGTGAAAAAATCGACGCTTGATTGAGTACATTTAACAACAATGTTTATTAGCTCCATTGTAACCCCCACGTATTCGTCGCGTATTCGTCAATATCCGGTAGCAGGTCGCCGCGTTCGCGGATCTTAATAAACAAGCGTCCGCCTTTTACCTTCCGGCAGCGGACAATTTTTATTGAGTCAATTTGCCCGTCATCCTTCCAAAATCCGGCATAGGTAAGGCTATCAAAAAGGCATTTAGGGATATTATCCAGATCTCTGATCCGGTTATCCGGCGGCGCGGCATAGATGGCGATTGCCAGTCGGCAAGGTAGGTTAATGTTTAAATTTAATAGCTCGATGATGTCTCTTACTTGTTCCCGATATTCCTTCCCAACTTTGCTTATATAGTGAAAACCGCGCGAATGTCGGTAATAGCGGTTATTCGATGGCGGGTAAGGTAGGCTAAATGTATATTCGTTCATGCTGCCTTTCTCCTTAAGGCGTCTAATTTAGCCTGATAGACTTTTATGATTTCCTTGCATTCTTCTATCGTCCATTTGTGAGTTTCGTTGTTGTTCTCCAGAGCTACTACCCTGGCGAGGCCAATTTTTCGAATCAGCGCAGGGCGATACCCTCCGATGTTGCCGTCTAGTGTCTGGTTGCAGTGCCTGCATTGCTTGTGACAATTATCATCGTTAAAGCGAAGGTGTCCGGCGGCGGCTACCGTCCTGTAATGGCCTGCATCCCACCCGCATTGCTCACCGTAGTAAGTCCCGCATGATATGCACGGCAATAGCGCGTCACGCTCGCGTATATAAGCGTTAAAAACGTTTTGCGCCTGTTTAATCCAGTAGCTGCGCGGATTTAACTGCTTCCGCTTCCGGTTGCGTTCCTCACGCTGGCTATCACGGCGTTTCTTCCGTTCCATAGCCTTCATAGCCTTCTCACGATCGCGACATAGCTGATCAAATTTCAGTTCTTCCAGACATTCATCGCTGCACCATGTTTGATTGTGATATTTAGGCTCAAAAAAAACGCCGCAGCATTTGCAACGGCGTCTTATGGGTTTTTTAGGGTTTTGCATAAAAACCACCCCGATTATTTTTGATTCTCTGTTTCGTTCAGCCTTTCGGCGTGTCCGGCCTTTAGCCAATGATCTAAACATTCGTTGCACTCGTTGCAGTCTCCTTTCTTCGTGCTGCATACATTGCACATTGCACGCATGACGCTTTCTCGTTCATAGTCGTCATGCCATTGGTAATTATCAAAAGGCATAATGCTCTCTCCTTTTCAGGTGATTTCTACGCATTTCAGCGCTGCCGGATTTTTAAAGAGCATTTTGCTTGTTTGAAGTATACAAAATGGATACGTCAGAACAAGGTAAAAAGCGCCATTATGTGATCCACATCACGCAATGACGCCATTTTGTAAATTTCAGTCCGGTAAAACGCGGTTGAGCGTAGCACGATTGATGGCCAGGTCGTTAGCCAGGAATACAGCACGGGCAAAGCCACGCGGCGTTAGTGAGCGGATCATCTTTGTTCGTTTCGTCCTTCCTCCGGTTTTCGCCCACCCAGGGTTATCACCAGAGTTAAGATCTACAGGTCTAAAAAGCGGCTGTTTAAATCCGTTGCCGCACCAAATACAAGTTTTCTTCGTGTACGCGTCTCGCGGCGGGTAAACATCAGGGAAAGCAGGATGTTTGTCATCTTCAGGCAGGTAGCCACCGTAAGCGCACGGGTTGAAGATAAAATCAGGTTTGCGCCATAGCGTTGACAGTGCTCCCACCGGATTTTCCACCATCCACGGAACGTTGTGCATATCCGCCAGTTTTTCTACCAGTTTTGCGCTATTCGCCGCCTTCACCTGGAAGTCAGGATCTTTTTTCCGTTTATCAGCGAACCAGCGAGCGCCAGACACGGCGAGATCGTCGCATGGAGGAAAACCCAAGATAATGTCAGGCTCTGGATAAACAGACAATTCAGGGGAGAACATTACCAGGAAATGGCTGTCAATCCACACGTTAACGTATTCAATATTCGGATGAATGATTTTAACGCCTTCATAATCGCCGTGATTTGCGCCGTCATAGTTGAAGCAATAGCACTTATATCCTGCTTCCGCCCAATCTTTAACGGCGTACCCGCTGCCGTCGTACAGCGACCACACAACCCAACTTCTAAGCCAATTATTTAACCAGTGTTTACCCTTGCTCATTTTTTGCCCTCAAACGTGAAATAGCGGCGCATGATGATAGTGATCACCGTTACCGCTGCCATTTTTGAGATGAATTGCATTGCTGATATTTCCGGCATGAATGCCATAAACGATAACGTAGGGAAAATCAACGCATCGCCAATGGCTGACGCTATATTTGCAGGCCAGCGTTTCGAATCGAAATCACCAGGTAAAACCCGGTAAACGCCGCCAGATATAAGCGCACCAGAAACAACCGCGACGAATGACGCGATTGCCACCATCCCTGCGTCATAATTTATCAGCACCGTGATTGCGCCAGCGGCGGCGCATGTTGTAGCCGACCATTTCAGGCCGCCGTCATATAACAGAAAGTCGCGGATCATCATATTGACACACACTACGGCTACCGTGGTGATAGGAATTACCCACGGACCGCAATGGTTAACAATAAGGTTGATGATCACGAAAACGGCGACGTAAACGCAGGCCAATAACCTGTCAATTGTCACCTTTTTCATTTGGGTCATACCTCTTATCGCGAATAGCCTCAGATCTTTTGAAATTCAAATCAAGCCGAGTTGAAATACAACCACATTGAGGATTAAGCATTGAAGGTGGCAACCCCTTACAGCTTGTTATTGCTGCGTCATTTATTATTCCATCATTAATATTGGCGGCAGTGAACTGATTTTTCTTTTGCTCATTCTCCCGATCATTTAATATTTGCTCCGCTTTTAGTGCGCTGTAGCTGATTAAGTCAACCAAAGTATCAGTAGGGTCAGAACCATTAGCCAAAATTGCCTCTAAACGCGCCTCCTTAAGACAAATCAACAGATCCCATACATCAAGTGGGGTTAAATTTGCGCCCTTCTTAGCGTTGTATATAGTGGCTATTTTTGGCGCTGATTTTTCTTGTTTTCTGTCGTATCCGTTTTGTTTCCCTCTTTGCTCAATTGTTTCCGCTGCAAGTCGTAATAAATCTGCTGCACTAGTCATTATCTGCACCTCTTGCATATAGATCTTTGCGCGTTACGTGTGTAAAAATACATTCATGTCTGCACCGTGGATGCCAGATCAAAAACAAGCTGCCTTTATTGTTTCCGCTCACTGGCTTACCAGTCGCAGCATTTATAAAAGCCAGCCGCCCGCGCGTGATTAATCTGCATTCGTTTGCCGTCCCCACGCCGTTCATAAACCAGTTAACAGAAATATCAGCGGGCAACAGCATTACGCATCCGATATGGTTTCTGCTGTGTTCAAGCGCAGCTTTATCAACGAATGGCCCCGGATTAGAATATGGCGGATTAAGCCATACATACTCACCAGGCATTGCCACCGCTCCCCACGGATAATGCAATGTGTCCATTTCTTCGGTTATATATCGCGGAACTAGCGCATTTGCCTTGTTTGCCGCCACATCTGCGACAAATTCGAACTCGCGATCCATTCCTCTAAAAACTGGTTTTGGCGTCTGCCATAGGTCTTTAATTTCCTTCGGCGTATGGCTTCCGCCGTAGTCATTCTTCATTACGCCCCCTTAGAAATAATCCTGATCAGTTCCCCATCTGTTGTTTAAATACCCCACCAGCCAGACAAAACGCTCGATGCTGATTAGCGGGGCGACTTTGCGATAATGCTTTTCTAATATCAGCCGCGTAGCTTTATCGCTGTATCCGTTTTTCTCTACCTCCGCTTTGCAGGCAGAAAGCGCGGCGCGGGCGGCAGCTTTAACGGCGTTAAATTGCGGCTCTGACATATTAAACAAAGCCATAGGATCACCATTCATCACCCCAATCAGGCGCTACAGTCCAGCAAAAACCAATAAATGAGCTAACAGCCAATAAAGCGCGGGCTATGGTAAGAATAGATCCCAAGTCATTAAACTCAGGTACTGACCATGTAACAAACATCACAGCCAGCGTAAATATGACGATGCCGCCGCTGAACACCAAAAAAACAAAAAGCGTAGCCAAAAGCCACGCCCCCAACCAGTTAAAAAAGCTCTTAACCATTTTAAACCTCGTCTATTACACCACCTTGCACGCGTTCCTTAATATCCCACACATGAGGCTTGCATATTTCTTGATAATAGTGATCCGGCCTGCTGCCGAAATACCATTTCCCTTCCATATAAAAATAAACGCCCGAAAAGTTTCCGGGCGCTGCCTTTGTTGCTGATTCTGGAATCTTCCATTCTTTATACTGTTTAAACTTCATACATATTTACCGCCTGTTTTAGCTCTTTTAATGTGCAAGTCATTAGGCGAAAATGCTGCACACCATCAATAATGTTAACTCTGTAAATATCACCGACCGCGTTATAGTAATAACAGCCAGCATAACCGATCCCAGCTAATTTAGCGTTATCAGGTAGCCTATAGTATGCAACGCACTTCATAAATCACCTCATATGGTATTCAATAAACCACCTGATAAACAGGCATAAGGCAATAAAACCCCAGCAACAGCACATATAAAACAATGTGTCGTCCATAATTAAGCCTCAATAACACCGTAATCAAATGTGCCTAAATACCGTTCGATACTTACAACTTCAATACCATCAATGCACCGTTTCCACACAGACACCCGGCTTTCATTTTCCCGGAAGTGCATATTAGAAAGCACTTCATCGGCTGGATAGCCTTTCCCGGCGACGTAGGCATCGTGACCTACTCCACCCTCAACACAATAAAGCATTAATTCGCGGGCCATCTTGTTTTCCTCCGCGCCGTAAACCTTTTGATTTCAGTTCACAAAACGGATTTGCGATCGCAACACAAAACGTATATTTATGCGATCGCAACCACAACGTTAATGAAGTACGCGCTTTTCAGGTTCAGGCATTGGCTGCACGTTTTTCCGTACATCATTAAGCACAGCTATAGCCGCCTGTACACCTAAATCATTTGCACGCATATTATTTCCAACCATTTCGCCGTAAAACAATGGCATGATCGCCTTTACGTCTTCCTCTTTGTGCCCTTCATCAATACACTTCTGTAACGCTTTAGCCTCGAATATTTCTTTCATTACGCCGCGCATAGAATACAGCGCAACGCTACCCATATGATTTTCATCTAACGGGAAAATAACAGCACTTCCGAACGCCAGCGGGTCAATTTCTTCCGGCACTGGTACTCGTCCAAATTCTTCTTCCATTCGTTTTACGAAAGTAAGGCAGAAGACATAACGAGCTACGGCCGTTTTTTCTTCAGCATTTAAAGACACATAATCGCGGATCGACGCATCCATCACAATATCAACAATCTGTAACGCCAGATTCAAATCAGCGTCATACTTGCCAGCTTCCATATCTTTCAATACTTCGTGATAATCTTTAATTTCAACTTCATGAAAACTTGCGTCTTCAGTGTAGCGAGTGATTAACATGCCTTCGCTGCCGAGTGAATAAGCTGTTTTGATGTCGTTCATGATATTTATCCTTTATAGTGGGTGATGCCATTTCATTTCAGTTTCTGGATTGAACGGGTTTCCTTCACTTGAAAGGAATAAATCACGCTCCCGTTTTAGCTCTTCCTGGCTTATTTCTATTTCATCAATCTGACCGAACGATCCAGGCATTATCCGTTTTAAATCAGATAGCGGGCGCATAAGGCCGCAACCACGTAACAACATGTCTAACGCGAACTGTCTCCGCCCTGCCGCATCATTAAAGCGCCGAGAATAAGGAACAACCACGATCCTGCGCTCGAACTCAATAAATAGCGATAGCTTGTTAGTAGCTGAATCATAGCCTTTATGGAATTTAATTTTCATTTAACACCTCGACGTATTGCTCAAGATGCCATTTACCAACCTCGTCATCTTCCTCATCAAATAATGTTACCTGACCACCTGGCCCAAAAGAAAAGGCAGCTATAATAAATTTATAGCCATACCACGTTCGGATCTTTTCACCACCTTTTAAATCTTTAACTTTCACTAATTTTATAGCCATACGCCGTACATCCCATTCAGTCCGGCGAATAATTTCCGCCAGTGGTTTTCAGCATAAGCCCGGAACGGCTTAACGCGAACATTTCGGGCCTTCAGTTCAATCTTGTCAAAGAAACGCGGCTCTATAATTGTTCCGTCCAGGTATTTAACCAGGATCGGGCGCTCAAGATCATTAAATGTCTTATTCAGCACGACCAGGCCAGGGTCACTACGATACTCAGGTAAAACAACAAGATCGCCATCTTTTGCATTCCAAGTAATCATCACATCACCCCGCCGATATAGCTAATAATTGCCGCAGTAGCGCCAGCTATTACCACCATGAAGACGAAAGCGACCACGCAGAAAACAGCCCTTACAGTATTTTTATCGACTCGCATATAAGCCTCACATGTCAGTAATCAGCTTAACAATCGCCACAGTGATATAAAGTGACGCACTAAGGTAAACAGCCGCCACAGCAACAAATGCGGCTAACATTGCAATCTTTTTCATTTGCCACCCTCCGCAATGAATTTATCAAGCCATTTGTTATTCGCCAGGCGTTCGGCATCTTCGCCGAATGATTTACGGTCATTCAATTCCTTGCGAGTAGGCAGAGGCCATTTATCATGCCAACCAGCCGACGTATCGAACTCATACATGCCACCATCAAAAGTAACGTAGTCATCTGCTGTGTCAGGCATTTCCCTATCAACTTCTTTACCTTCGATCATGATTTAATACCTCATTAATCGTTAATAACCTGACCCATACGCCCGCGATATTTGCGCATACGTGGATCGACATATTCAGGCCAATGCATATCCGGTTTTCTTTGCAGTGGGTAAAAACTTGCCTGCCAGTTGTCGAACCATATTTGTTTTGCGTACAGGTCACTAAATCTTTTTGCCATCCGTTCCGCTGCCGTTCCGCATAAAAAAAGCCCATGATCGATATGATCACGGGCTTCTTTTAGAACTTGCTCTTTTGTTCGCGGTGGCGGTGGCGGTTTTAAATAATCACCCATCGCTAACCTATTGAATCAGAACGGAATATCATCGTCGAAGTCCATCGGCGGAGGATTATTCACGTTATTATTTTGATGCGGTGGCGCTTTCTGCTGCTGGCCTTGCTGCTGGCCTTGTTGGTTAACGTTCATGAATTCAAATTCGTTAACCGCCACTTCTACCGCCGTCCCCTTCGTGCCGTCGTTCCGGTCATATTGCCGAACATCCAGGCGACCGCTTACCACTATTTTCCCACCCTTGCGGATATGTGGCGCTAATTTTTCCGCACGCTCGCCAAATACCAGGCAAGTGACCCACATTGTCCGCTTATTATCGCCGTAGCCATTCGTTACAGCTAACGGAAAACTACCAATCGCCTTTCCGTTTTGCGTGTAATGAATTTCCATATCATTCCCGATATTACCGCCAAGTGTGATTAAATTTAAGCTCATTAACTGATCTCCCCGTTAAGCTCTTTTAATCTAATGTCATAAACGTCTTTGGCTTTCTGTTGCTGCTCTGAATCTTTAGGCAGTAGCTTCCAGCACTTCCAGAAGATCTCGCGCAATTTGTTAGCGTCCTGCGCTTTCGCTGCCGCATCACAGAAACGCGCTAACACCTCATCAGGATTTGGAGGCGCTTTCTGCTGCTGTGGTTGTTGTTTTGGTGGGTTTTTCTGCTGGCGTGGCTGTTGATTTGTCTGTTTCGCGTAAGCATCAGTATCAGGATCTTTTGCGTCATCAATGCAGAACAACCCGTTCAAAGCGTATTTACGCGCGTAACTTGATGTCGCGCCAGTTAACTGGCTTGCGTCCATTCCCTTCTTGCTTTCTTCCTCCCTGGCGTAAGCCGTTACCGCTATTTCATCCTCACCGTCGCTTAGTGTCGCAGTGGCTTTCACATAATAGCGATTGCCGATCAGGACAATTTCATCGCTTACAGTCAGCGTAATACTTTGAAGCAGTGGTTTGACCGCTTCTAAAATATCCTCCGCCGACCTGTAATTGTATCCACCGAAATTATTACGCTGATTTTTCGGCGCGTTCAGCGTTTGCTGAATCGTCCACAGTTTTTTGTGTAACTCTGTTTTCACTCTTTAATCTCCTTCGCTGTTAACACTATATATAAGGCTTTATTCGCGGCGCTCCACATTTCGGCATCATGAAGCATTTCCGCTACCGCCAGTTTGAATTGGAGCGCCTGAATAACCATAACGTCACCTCCGGCTGTTTACATTTTGTATTAATGGTAACGGACTTTATCAAGTGGTTTTTCCCCTAAATGGCGTGGTTGCGTTGCGTGGTAGTAGTTGCCGCTTTCATTTTCCGTATACCATTTTACTGCTCCTTTGCGACGTTCTTTAATGCTATTTGGTTTGCATCTTTCCTCGTTTGCAAAGCGAATAGCTTTATCCACATTGTCTGTTTTATTAATTGCAGGTGATGATTTTCTTTCGTTTTCTCTTTTTATTCTTCTGCGTTCCCTGGCATTCAGTTTACTGTCACATTTGCCATACATGATTGTAACTGTCATGATCTGATCTCCTTATATCCTTGATGATACTTAATAAAAAATCATCTTCGTTAATTGCCGCACTTCCAGCGGCTGACCAGATTATTAAAGAGCAAGTAACCTTCTTTCCCTGCCTTGCTTCCTCCTTTTGACTCGAAATATACGCCCCGTAAAAACACGAGTCAACACATTTTGTATACTTTTTTATAAAATTTTATAAGCACTTGATATTTAAATGATAAACATGGTTTTCTGTTTACGTTTTGGTGTTTTTTAGCAAAGAAAAGCCGCCATTCGGCGGCTAGTGTTTATGGCAGGTTTACGATCTTCGCATCCACTACCACACCTATGATTTTAGATTCTGGATTCATAGGGATCGGTGGATACAGCGGATTGAGTGAACGTAAAAGCCTTTGACCTCCATCAATAACAAGCTGTTTAAACGTAGGAGTTTGCCCTTCCTCCAGTTGGGCTATAACTAGTTTGCCGTCAATAGCTGGCGCGTGCGGATCGACAAGTATCATCGTCCCCGCTGGTATACTCAATCCTTGCGGAGCGTTCATTGATTCGCCTTTAGCTACCAGCCAATAACTATCATCAGAACAAATAACGCTAGTTGTAACGTGTGGTAATGTTGATCGCCTTGCATCTTCCATATTGTTTACTGCGTCCTTCCAGTCAACAACCGGGTAACTGCCTAAATCACGCGGTGGCGCTCCCGGTAACGTGTTAGAAACAGAATCATCGATGACCATCCCATCATGTGTGACAGTGAATTGCCGACGCCCAAGCGCCCGCATGATCCGCGCAATATCTTCAAGATTTGGCTCACGGCGACCGTTCAGCCAGTGCGACAAGCCGCCTTTTGTTATCCCCATGAGATCAGCCAGTGAATCCTGACTCATGCCCTGCGCCCGCATGAGTTGTTTTGCCAAGTCATACCATTTTGTTTTCATGTCGCTACCCTATAAGCTAAAAAAGTTTGATGCAAGTCACAAAATGTATTTTTCAATCCTTGACCTGTTAACGCCATTCTGTAAACTTGCAGACAAGGTAAGTCCATACTTGCAAGGATGCAAGAAAAAAGATAATGGAAAGCACAAAAGGAACATACCTTAAAAGCTCTTTAAAAATCCGGTGTCGCTGCGAAGCGAAAAACAAATATCACGCAACGGCGGGATCTGTTGAGCGGTCAGTCACTGCTATCTAATGCTAATTGGATGCCCGCCAGCGCGTTCACTCTAACCATAGGAGAAAACACGATGAGCATGAACATAATTAGCAAAGCATGGAACGTAAAACTTAACAGCCCGATTCAAAAACTAGTTTTGATCGCCCTTGCTGAGACGGCGGATAGCCAGGGGCGGACAAGCGTATCACGCGAAGAAGTAGCAAAAATGTGTGAACTTCCTGTTCATACGGTACATGATGCCTTCGCCGCATTAATTAGCAAAGGGTTTGTTTGCCGTATTGATGCGTTTAGTGGTGTCTATGTAGTTATGTTGCCGGAGGAATGATTATGAAGTGGTTTAAGCATGATAGCGATGCGAACCGCGATGAAAAACTTCAAAACGTTTTATTAGATTATGGCCTGGAAGGTTACGGTCTTTATTGGTATTGCCTCGAACTGATAACTTACGACGTAGATCAGCACAACCTTAATTTTGACCTTCGACACGATGCAAGAATCATTGCGCGAAACGTAGGATCTACTGAAAAGCGCATAGAAGAAATGATGAAATACTTTATCGAAATTGGTTTATTCGAATGTTCTCAGGGCCACATAACTTGTTTAAAGTTATTGAAAAGGCTTGACCAATCAATGACTTCTAAAAGCGCATACAGGGCAGCAATAAACACAGCTAAGGAGCAATTAAAATTAGAAAAGCTAATCAATCAAACACAAAAAGGTCATGATAGGGTCATGACAGGGTCAGGAAAGGGTCATGAATTAGAATTAGAAGAAGAAGAAGAAAGAGAAAAAGATATATACACTTCGTGTATTGTCGAAAATGAACAAAAAACGGTCAGTCAGGATGGCGTAAACGAAGCGGCGTTGCGTTGTCTGGCCTTCTACAACGACAAGGCAGGATGCAAGTGTCGTGATGCTAAGCCATTCGTAGAACTACTGACAGAAACAAAAACACGTAAAGCGTATACGGAGGATGAGATCACATTAGTGATTGAGTGGGCTTTAACGCAATGGCGTAGCCGTGGTGGAACACCTAAGCCTATAAACATTTGCCGGGTGACTAAATTTGATGGGTATCTGGCTGATGCTGAAAAATGGCGCAAACTGTCAGCCACTGCAAACGCTGCCGACGTAGTGGAGGCATTTAACAGCACGTTTGATGGCATGTTGCCACCTGCCGAACTGGATCGGGATCTTGAACGCAAGATTTATGCGTTCACTGACTACCTGAAAGACAAAAGCATTAACGGCTTTGTCGCCTACTTTGAAACGTTCAAAAACAATGCTTCAGATTTTTACTTCGGCGATGGCTTCACTGCGACACTTGATTTCCTGCTTAAACCAAAAACGCTACGTGATACACGATGTGGCGCTCTTTGACCAAACACGATACGCAAAAACACAAAATTACCCGCAAAACAAGCTCACCAGCGAGCTAAAAAGCATTGAGTGCTACACTTGCATACCTTTAGCTATTTATCTCGTTAGAGAGCGTTTTAGAGAGGATTTCAAAATGGACGGTAAACACGTTTTTGCCCTGGCTTTTGCCATCGCTGCTGCAATCGCCGTTAACGTCGCTTTGTTCGGCGGTTTGTTCCTTCTGGTCAATCTATAACCTTCATACCATCCTGTAAATCAAAAATTAGCCACCTGAGAGCGTCTATAACGCAATAAGACACTGCAACCTGTGCAAACGGGTTACGCGGTGGGATTTTTGCGTTGTAGCGCGTTTTACGGAGAAAATACAATGTCTGAATTGATGGTTTTTGATGTCGATAGCGAAGTATTAATGATTTCATCGCGTGAAATAGCAGAAGCAACAGACAAGGATCATTCTTCTGTGGTTGTGCGTGATATTAAAAACATGCTGCTAGATTTAGGGTTTACTGAACATGATTTTTATCCTGCAAAAATGCAGGATTTTGAATTTATAGGGTTTTTGTTTAAGTACAAGCAGTACAAAGGTCGCAACGTCATTGATGAGGTTTTGCTAAATAAAGAGCTAACAATGTGCTTGATCACTGGCTATGACGTTAAGCAACGCATGAAGGTAATTAAACGCGTTAAAGAGTTGGAGGAGGCGCAACACAAACTAGCTTTGCCGGATTTCACTGATCCGGTTGCGGCAGCCCGCGCATGGGCGGATGAGGTTGAGCAAAAATTGTTAGTTAAGAAAGAAAATGAACGGCTTACGCTTGAAAACAAGGTGCTGGCTCCGAAAGCGGCTGTATGTGACGCGATAGTCAAAAACGATATGCACCGAACGGCTTCAGAGGTAGCTAAACCGCTGGGAATGTCAGCCGTAAAATTAAACAGAAAACTTTCGGCGGTTGGTGTTTACGATCTTCGCTGTCGCCGCCGTGTATTCAGTCAGTGGTTTATTGATGAGGGCTACGGTGAAATGAGGGTAACTCACGATGGATATGAGCAGGCTGTATTCACTGCTAAAGGACAAGTATGGATCACTGAGCTTTTAACTTGTAACTAAGTATACAATTTGTTATTCGTGAGGAAATGACACTATGTCACAAAGAAAGATAAGCGATGAGCAATTGATCGCTGAATATAACAACGGTTTAACGTACAAGCAGATCGCTGAAAAGTACGGCATGTCAAAACGCAACGTAGAGCGCCTGGGGGCAAAACTGGCGAAACGCGGTTTATTGTCAACACGCCGCGCGCCTGGTTTTGGCGTCAATGGCGAGTCGTTGCTAGTCGATAAGAACGGCAATGTGATCATGCGCTGGATTAAAACAGCCCGTGACCGCGATGAAATGGAACAGCTAATGGAATCGGCCCGCGACGCATTCACGGAAGAAATACCACGCGCGGAGGCCGTGCCAGTGCCGGAAATTGATTTCCAAAAAAGCCTGGCCCTTTATCCGGTATTTGATCTGCATATCGGCGCACTTGCTCACAAAGCAGAATGCGGCGAGAGCTACGACACCGGGATCGCTGAGCGCGTGTTGAATGACTTCTTTGACTACGCTGTGGGCGCCGCGCCGATGTCTGAAAAAGCCGTTTTGCTTCTAGGTGGCGACCTGCTTCATTCTGATGGAATGGTCCCGGTTACGCCAACAAGCGGGCACATTCTTGATCAAGATAGTCGTTATGCAAAACTTGTCTATGTAGCGATCAGGTCTGTCCGGCGTGCTGTAGGTAAGATGTTGTTAAATCATAAGGATATTGAAATCCAGGTGTTATCAGGCAATCACGATCAGTCAGGGATGATCTGGTTACGTGCGGCGCTGGCGGCTTTTTACGAAGATGAACCGCGTGTGACGGTTGATGTGTCACCTGCTATCGTTCACCACACGCAGTACGGTAAAACATTTCTCGCTTACCACCACGGGCACACTATCAAAAAGCCTGAAAATTTATTGGCTGCTTGCGTCTCTGACTGGCGCGAGGATTTCGGGAAGTCGGTTGCTGTTTACGCGCACACTGGACATCTGCACCATCAATCAGTCGTTGAAACGTCGCTCGGAATTGTTGAGCACCACGGCACGTTAGCCGGTAAGGATGCTTATTCGACTAATGGCGGATGGCGGTCGCGTCGCCTGGCGGCGGTTATCATCTACAGCCCGGATCATGGTGAGATCGGGCGCTTTGTTTATTACCCTGAATTTTCCATTTTGTAAACCGGAGGAAATAACATAATGGTAACTGAGCAAATAAACTCACTACGGCAGGAACGTGAGGCGTCAGTTATCGGCGGGCTGTTGTTGGGTGGCCTTACTCCTAACGCGCAAGATGTTCTCGCCACGCTTGATCCTGAAGTGTTCACGATCCCGCTTTATAAACGTGCGTTTGAAGTTATCCGGGCGCAAGCCAGAAACAGGAATCTGATAGACGCATTGCTTGTTGGCGATGAGATTGGCAATGAAAATTTCGTGCCCCTAATGCAAACGGCGCGTTCGTGCCCTTCTGCTGCCAACCTTAAGGGATACGCACAGCTACTACGTGAAGAGCACCAGCGGCGGCAGATGTTGGAACTCATCGACGATATGCGCTACAAACTGGAGACGGGGACGCTTGAGGTCGTCAAAGAGACGATGAAAGATTTTGATTCCCGGTATTCAAAATTAAAGGTAACGAAAGATAAGATCATTCCTGTTCTGTTGCGTGATGCGGTACAGGAATATACGGACGTTTTAAGCAAGCGCATGGAATGCGGTGTTAATTCTGACAACATCAAAACAGGGATAGATCCACTCGATGAGATGTTGGGCGGCATTAACGCTACTGATTTGGTGCTTTTAGCTGGACGTCCTGGGTCTGGTAAATCTGCGTTGGCGCTTGCAATTGCCCGCGCTGCCGCTGAACGCCCTTACCCTGGCAGTAAAGATCAGCGGGTTGGCGTTTTGTTCTTCACGCTTGAAATGTCACTCGATCAGATGACTGAACGCGCCATCGCTGGCGCTGGTAATTTATCAACCGACTGCCTGCGCAATCCGGTAAAACTTGATGATGAGGGGTGGGCGCATGTCGGCCAGGGCATGAGCGCACTTGCTAACCTTGATGTGTGGATCGTTGACGCGTCGCAGTTAACGGTTGAGGAAATACGCGCAACAACGGAACGCATGAAACAGGATCACCCAAATTTGGGCATGGTAATGATTGACTACATCGGGTTAATGAAGCTGGCTAAGGCCGAACGTCACGATCTCGCTGTAGGGCAATTGTCGTGGTCGTTGAAGATGATGGCGAAAGAATTGCGTGTACCAGTGTTGGCGCTGGCGCAACTGTCACGCCGCGTTGAGGAACGACCGAACAAGCGCCCTAACAATTCTGATCTTCGTGATTCTGGCAACCTTGAGCAAGATGCCGACAGGATAATCATGGTTTACCGAGATGGATATTACGATGAACAGTCTGTTGCCCGCGAATATATGGAAATCATTGTGTCAAAAAACCGTCATGGTAAGTCTGGAACTGTTTACCAGCGGTTTGATGACAACGGTAATATCTTGCCATGCGACCAGGCTCGCGCCGCCGCCGCGTGTATTCAGTCAATGAATCATCGCACAAGCCGTTTTAACCAACGAAACAATCAGAATAACACATCTTTTTAATTAATCTGAGCAAACGGCTTACCGGAAAGTTTACCGCTTTCTGGTGGCTGTTATCGCGTTTTAAACGAGGCTAAAAATGAGCGCTGAAATTGAAACAAAAATTATCAATATCCTTGAACTTGATGGCATCGCAACAATGCACCAGTTACGCCAGAAAACAGGGTTATTGGCTGGGTATGATAAGTATGGAATCATGCCTGAGACAATTAAACACTTAATAAAAAACGGCATCGTCGAGCGCGTGTATACATGCTTTGGACGCCGCCGCCGCCTGCTGGGTTATCGTATTAAACAGTTATATGCTGAACGTCGTGAGCGTGTCGCGTCGTTATTTGGTGACTACAGCGTTAAAAAGCGTATGCGCGACATTAGCGCTGAAACGGGTATACCGTGGAATTATCTTTCTCGTACTCTGCGTTTAATGGTGATTGATGAAACGCTTTGCGTTGATCCAAATAGGCATGGGGTTAATTTTTACTCACTGTTTAAACCTGGGCGATTCGGTCACGCCAATGATTTGGCGTTTGACTTTGACAGCCGCCTGAACGAGTACCGGAAAAATAACTACCTGCTACCTGATAAACCAGTATTTGAGATTGAAAAACTTAACGGAGAAACGGGGTTGGAATTATGAGACGGGTAATTTTTTATTCAGTTGAAACGTTTATTGACGAATCTCACTTTAAATTCACATGCGATCGTTGCGGCACGATGGTTTATACGCCTCCATTAATGCGCAAGTATAAGCATGTAAAATTTAACCGGGCTTTTGTGCCTATTCGTTACGCTTTGCAGGCGCTGCGCGGTGAGTTACGAAACACAATGCGGATTGTGTAAGGGGCGGCCATGAATAGGGAATTAGATTTGACCGTGGAAGACTTAAGCACAATTGCGGAATACATGCGCGGCGACGATCCTGATAAGCCTGTTGTTGTTGATATGAGGTACTTAAAAAGCGCTTTCATGACAAGCTCGCGCCTAATTTCTTTGCGGGCGATCATGTATGCGCGGGCACAGTGGAAAAATAGTAACGGTGTATCATGAGGCAAATAAGATTTGAAATAGTCAACGATGCCGTAAAAGAAAACGCTATCAGGCAGATAAAGGAAATCCTGCCTGATAGCAAAAGCCCGCTGGTCATTACCATCCAGGAGAAAACCCGCTCGCTGAGTCAAAACGCGTTACTTTGGGCGCTGCTGACAGACGTTAGCGATCAGGTTAATTGGTACGGCAAAAAGCTGTCGCCGGAAGACTGGAAGGCGGTATTCACTGCCGGGCTTAAGAAATATGGCGTTGTCCCTAACCTGGATAAATCAGGTTTTGTTGTGCTGGGAACATCAACCAGCCGGATGAGTAAATCAGAATTTAGCGAATTAATCGAACTGATCTACTCGTTCGGCGCTGAACACGGTGTTCAGTGGTCTGGCGATACGAAGTTAAACGAGGAATTTATAAAACGCTGGGGGCAATAATGGCTCGTTATTATATGGCTAAACCTACTGGAATTTTGTATAAGATTGATGGCGAATATGTTTATTACTTTCACAACCAGGCGCGTGATTGGCGATTGTGTCACGCACACTTCAAGCACGAAATAGAAAACCATCCTGAATATTTTATCAAAGTTGACAATGTAACGGTGGCGTAATTGAGGATAAGCAAATGAATAAACTTAAAGCAATTGGCGTGATTAGCCATCGCACTAACCCTGAATGTTACCCATCGTTTGAGGTAACAACATGCCGCACAGAATATAATTTTGGATCATACTATCTATTGGGTGTTCGCGCTGACACTGGCGGCACTTATTCGGTTATGGCTGCAAGCTGGAAATTTGATAAATACGCTAATTTATCGAATAAGGATGATGACGGCATGAATAAAGAAAGTGAGATCATTGATGAATTAATCGAAGATGAGCGGCATGACTGCGAAAAACAACCAGAAAAAACGGAATGGGCCGCAGGTGATAAACCTCCTGTTAATGTGTGGCTTGATTGTATGGGTGTAACCAGCGGAACGGTTCTTGATGTCGTCAAGTTTTTATATCTCGGTGATAATTGGGCTATCGCTCACAGTAAATTAGTATCAGATATTGAAACAGCAATCGCATGGAAACAATACTCTTACCGCATTCACATTGACCCGAAAGAAAAGGCACTATCTGAAATCGCGCTTGCACTTGCTATCAATGTCATGGGTGAAGACGCGGCAAAAGAGATTGACTTTAACCACGACAACGATTTTTCGTGCGATTATCGCAATATGGCGCAAGCTATTATTGATGGATGTATCGGACATGTTGAATTCACGGGGAAAAGATAATGGATAAGATCGGGACAATACTTATTAATCGTGAGCAAGTGCAAAAAATGTTGGGCGGGCTTAGTAAGTCCGCCTTTTTTAAGCTCGTTAAAAAATGGAAAGATGCGGGAACTCCTTTCCCTGAACCTGTTAAGGGGATGCCAGCATTAAAGCGCGGCGGATCTCTTTACCGTTATCAGGATGTTATTTCATTTTGTAAATCAATGGGCTTCATGTAATAATCAGCCAGCTTATTCATCGCCTCTATTTGTTCCCTCACATAGTCATACTGATCGTATATAGCCAACATCCCCGCCAGCTTATGCCCCAAAACCTTTTCAGCGACGTGAGGCGCAACGCCAAGCGCTGAAAGGTTTGTCCTCACGGTGCGGCGTAGATCGTGACACGACCACGGCTCGCCGCCCATCCTCATCATTAAATCCCTTGCCGCTGTTTTCGGTACGCTTCTGTCCACCGCCTCATCCCTTCCAGAAAGAACGGGAACGAAGACAAAATCAAAGCTATGCAGATCCATAGCCTCACGCAATAAATCGACGCTAACGTCGGATAAACCGCGTTTAAACTCGTTTCTGTTCTTACTCAATGCACCAGGCACAGTCCACACGCAGTTATCAAGATCGAAATGTTCTCGCCTTGCGTTTGTTAGCTCGCTTGTCCTGCATCCGGTGAATATAATCAGTTTCATCAATATCTGATTTAGACGCGCCATTTTTGAACTGTCTATAAGGCTGATTAGATGGCGAATCTCCTGTATTGATAAAACCCGCTTCCCTTGCGCCGGGTTTTTACCAACGTCTTTCACGCGTAGTAACGATATGTCGTCACGATCCACGCGGCGGCGACGCATGGCGTATTTTATTACCGCTTTCATTCTGTTGAGAACTATGCCCGCCTGAACTGGTGCACCACCATTAGCCACCTTTCTAAAAACACCCTCCCACATCATAGCGTCCATATCATCGACTATATAGACACCGTATGGCCTGATGACGTGCTTATTCAACATCGCTTCAACCTGCTTATAGTTAACCATGTTTCTTGCCTGCGGTGATTCCATGTACTCCCTGACAATATCCTCAACCGTTGCCCGTGTCGTAACGCGGGAAAAGTGCATTCTTTTTACGATTGATGGATCTCGTCCTGAGTTTAACACTTCCTTATGTTCAGCCACCGCCGCGCGGGCTTCTTTAAGTGTTATTTCTCCGTATGTGCCGATCTTCATCCGTCGAGGCTTGCCGTTGAATCGGTAGCGATACTGGAAAGATATAACTCCGCGCGGGCTTATCCTGGCAGACAATCCGCCCGCATCCGGTACTTCTTCCGGGCCGTCGTATGGCTTGCCGTGGATGTTTCTTAGTTTGGTATCTGTAAGCATGATTTTTGGTCACTATTTGGTACACACATTTTACGCATGGATAGTAACACGATGGGGAACGATATGACACGATAGAATAAATATTTCTTTTTAAATCAACGCGAAACGGTGACGATGTGACACGATATAAAATGATAGAAATGGCGCTACCTACTTATCTTTTTGGTGGTATGGCTGCTGATGTTGCTGGCGTGGTATCTTGTTGGTCTGCCGATAGGTCCGGGGATTTACCCACGTTTGTCTTAAGAGAGAACGG